CTCCAGTTGGTAAGTACGAACTTGGGATACGTAATCCGCGTACCAGCTTATTAGTAAAGTATCGTAAGTCATCAATCTCTCCTAAGTTAGTACCACCTGGAAGTGTTTCAACTTTTGATCCGCGACCTTCTGCTGTTTGCGGGAAGAAGTAGTCTTCGTTGATTGACAAGGGGTTATATGAACTGTCTATGACATTTTGGCCGCCCCCTGTTGACGATGGGATGCGTCTCTGGTGAATTTCCGTCTTAACACGCTCGACAAATTGCATAGCAAGGTGACTTGGCATGTTACCCACATCAACGTAGAATACTCTGCGCTCTGGCGCACGTTGTACACGATAGATAATAATAGCATCTTCGAGTAATTCTTTTTGTTTGTAAACTTTAAAAATAGTTTCAAGTAAACTGTTACCAAATGGATAATTGTTGTCTAAGCCCTCACTTAGGCTTAAATGTACTACATGTTCTGCACCTACTGTGACTTCGCCGTCATCAGTTGTAAAACGACTTCCGCTCATACTTGACTGCGGTTGTCCTACCATGCCTCGGGCGCCACCTACAGGTTGATATGTACTACCACTGCCTGTAATGTTTCCATTATTCATATACGGTGTAGTAGCAATACCATCTTTAAAATTAAAGTTTACATTTTTTACAACATATTGCTCAGGAACTTTACCTTCACTTTCGTTTACAATAATACGAGTTACGTTTGCAGGATCAACATGAAACCATTTCTTAGTTTCTGGATCGCGTAAAAAGAATTGGTCTCCAAACTTAAACACATTGCGCATGATTCTAAAAATCTTAGTTTCAAAGTGTTGTAACTTATTCCACTGTTGTAGGTACTGTCCGATAATAGTAATTTCACTATTAGTTGCTTTTTTACCTCTGTAGTCTACAAGGAAAGGAGTGTTATTTGAACTATTCTTCTGTGTGCAAAATTCAGCAAGAATATCAAGTGCAGCATTAACTTCGCTGTCTTGGTCCATTGTGTTGTATTGTCCGTAACGTTCTACTCTGTTAGGCGAACCTACATATACATCAGGCAAGTAGCTTGAATAATTAGAACGTGCAGGTCCAGCCATATTGCCGTTACCACGACTTGTAAACGGTGAATAACTACCGTTTTGATTATCACCTGTTGGTACAGGAGTAAAATACTTTTTCCAGCTCATTTATTATCCTTATCTCGGAACATTACTTACGCCGCCCTGTGCAAGATTGCTTCCTATTATGTTTCTAGTGTTTCTTTCAACGTCAATGTCTAAGTCTCGCATTTCACTTAATATCATTAACACCTGCTGCATAGTACTATTTAACTGTTGAGTGCCTTGACTTGTACCGCTCGTGGACGAACCTATTTGACTTAGGGCATCCGCAGCAGCAACTCCAGTGCCGCCACCGAACATACCTTTGTTATCTTCAGCTAACACTTCATTCATTTTACCTAGTACTTCAACTAAGTCTTCCATTGCATCAGTATAACTTCTAACATTAGATACGTCAAGTCCATTTCTTATTGCATCTAAGTTGCGTTGTAGATCAGGCAAGTTTGCAAATTGTGCTATTGCACTATTAGCATCTACTAATGCAGTACCAGTTGCAATGGCTTGACTAGGATCAGGAACACTTACTTGAGACGGAGTACCTGTTGCGCTTGTGCTAGGAGCGCTTTCTTCTGAAGTGCCATCTAGTGTTCTGCCTTCGCCGCCTAACCATGTAGGTAAAAATGATTTAAAACTTGGTAATTTGAAATCAAAGCTAAAGAATGAGCGAACCTTATCAAGTATTCCTTGGAACATCCCTGATATACTCGGCAATTCAAACCCAGTAATAAAATCTACTATACCTGTAAATACTCCTGATATTGCATTCCATGCATCACCAATAAGTCCTTTAATGTAGTCATAACCTATCATAGTAACTATACCAGCAATTACTGCTGCAATTGCAATAAACGGCGCTGATAAAGTTGCCGCTGCTGCAACAAACGGTGCTGCTAACATAATACCTAATGTAGTTAGTACTCCAATAAGCATTGTATCCCAACTTGGTAATAACGCATCAAATACTGCACTCATCATACTACTAAATGCATCACTGATCAGTGGACCGACTGAAGTTTTGATCCATTCAAATGCTGTATTCATTGCCTTCATCAGCGGGCCGTCTGGTATCCATAGAGCATCCCAAGCATTTTTAAGTGCTTGCACAAATCCTACTTCTTTAAAGTCTCCTAAGAAGTTACCAAACACTCCTGAAATTTGTCCAATTATTTCTCCAAAGAATGTTATCACTCCATCTAAGGCGCCGCTGTCTACTGCGTCACTAAATGTTTTAGCAAGTTCGCCTACCATAGTTCCTAAGTTTTCAAATACACCACTGCTAAAAAATGCATCTGATATCTTTTGTCTAACTGATCTAATAGCATCTTCAAATGTTGTTAAATTTTTAGTAATCTTATCTCGCTTATCTTGCTCTTCGCTAGCTGCGGCTAGATCTCGTTGAGACATTCTTGTCATTGTTGTTGTAGCATCTAAGAATTCTGCCATTGCAGGATTAGATTGTCTTAGCACTGCTATATATTGATTTCGAGCAGCGGCATCCATTGCAGCAAATCTTTCTAATTCGCCTCCGCTTCTTGCCATTGCATCGAGTAATACTTGCGGATCAGCACCTCTACCTATTTCTGCTAGTGCATCTTGCACAGCAGGAGCAGCGTCGCCAAGCATTGCTATAAACTGCCCAGTTTCTGCGCTACTGGGCATTCCGTCAATTAAGTCTTTCATTGCGGCGCCAGCTGCGCCGCCGACTTCGTCTATTAGTCCTAAACTTAGTTGAAGATTTTTAAATTCTTGAGTGCCTTCGCCTAGTGCATTTAACATTCCGCGAATTCCGGCATCAGTTGCTTGTGCTGCAAGTGCAGCTTCTGCTTGCTCTCTAGTTTTACCTGTTACTTTTGCAAGTCTATCAATTTGTTCTAAATACGCTGCACTTCCATCAGCTAGCGATTGTGTACTGCGGCCTTGTAAAGTTCCCATTCTTGACTGTAACTCGATATAGCTTGCCATACCTTCGTTAATTTCCATTACAGTAAAGCCCATATTCTTAAGACTTGCAAAATCTCCAGTTGCTTTTATATTTTTATTCATAGCTGCAAATCTAGCAGCACCTTGAGTAACAGTTCCGCCTAACATTGCTAACTGCTGACTATTATTACCTATTAGGTCTTGAAATTCATTAAAATTAAGTCCTAGACTAGCTGCACCTTTTCTAGCTTCTTCTAAACTGTTTCCAAAACTAGCACCAGTTGCACTCATGTTTTGGAAACCAGCAACTGTATCATCTAAGTATTGTGTAAGAGGAGTAAGAAGCCCTCCAACAAACGGCAGTGTCGATGCAAATGCAGTAAGACTTGTTTCAGTACCTAGAATAGCACCTGTAAATGCTCCAAGCGAATTACCAAGAGCTCCAAGTGCGCCGCCGATTGCGCCGCTAAGGCTACTTGCAAATCTATTTACTTTTTTAGTAGCATCTTTAACAGCAGATCCAGCAGCATCAAATGCTTCGTCGACTACATCAGCTGATTCTGCCGCAGCAGCTAATCCAGCAGCAGCTTCACGGGCCTCTTTGCCGCCAGCAGTGCCGCCTTTTGCGCTGCCCATTTTTTCCATAGCCGCAAGAAGACGAGCAAGCGTTACTTCACTAGCTACGCCATCTCCGCCTACATTGCCAATTACTACTTCTTCAGCCACGATTTAAATCCCGAATTATATGCGCACATAAATATAAATGATACATACTTTGTACATTGTATTTATACGGAGAGCAGAATGGCTGAATTTAACCCACAAGAATTTTCAAGCAATATGGAACAAAATCCATTAAGAAAATATTTTAGACAACCTAAAGTTTATATTACGTTGCCTAGTAAAGGAAAATATTATCCCGAAGGGTCTCTAGATATTCCCGAAACCGGAGAATTTCCAGTATATGCCATGACAGCAAAAGACGAGCTGTCAATGAAAACTCCTGACGCATTGCTTAACGGTCAAGCAACGGTTGACATGATTAAAAGTTGTATTCCGAGTATTATTAATCCGTGGCATATGCCAAGCATTGACCTCGATGCTGTTCTTATTGCAATCCGTATTGCAACGTATGGCGACACATTAGAAATTACAACTAAAGTTCCAGGAACTGGAGAAGATCGTAAGTTTGATGTGGATCTAAGACAACTATTAAACAAAATGGTTACAGTAGATTATGTAAATTCATTAAATGTAAACGATATGGCAGTTACAATACGCCCGTTAACGTATAAAGAATTTACAGAAGCTAGTTTAAAAACATTCGAAGAGCAACGAATATTTGCATTAGTTAACAACGATGAAATTTCAGATACTGAAAAGCTATCAAGATTTAATACTAGCTTTAAAAAGCTAACAGATCTTACAGTTACTACCCTATCAAGAAGTATTACATCTATTTCAATAGGCGACACTACAGTAACTAATTCATCACACATTGAAGAATTTGTTAATAATGCCGACAAGCAGTTTTTTACATCAATAACTACTCACCTAGACGAGCAAAAGACTAAATTTCAAATTGCTCCAATTCCTGTTCATTCTTCGGAAGAAGACATTGCAGCAGGTGCACCTGAGAAATGGGAAGTTCCTATTACATTTGATCAGTCAAATTTTTTCGCATAAGGATCTTAGCGTGGAGCGTACCTGAGATCCTAAGAGAAGTCAAGCGCATGGAAAACGAACAAAAAGAAATCAAACACGATTTATTAAAAATTTGTTGGTATATGCGGGGCGGTGTTACGTTAGACGAAGCATTTAACTTATCTCAAGAAGATAAAACTTTAATCAACGACATCATAAAAGAGAATTTGGAGACCACTAAGAAAAGTGGCCTCCCATTCTTTTAATTACTTAAAGCTAATTCCAAACAGTTTATTAGTGCCTTCGAGCAAATGTACTCGAATACCTAAGTCACTCCAACTTAGATTATGCTCTCTTAACATTTTAGTAATTTCAAAGTAAACACTCTGTGTTAAGAATCTTTCGCCCGCTTTAGAATTTGCAACCCATGCTTGCTGAAGCTTACTGACATCCATGCCGCGCTGTGCAAACTTCATAATCTTATCAGCAGCAGCTACTCCGCTTTCTTTATCACCTTTTGCAAGTTTAGCAATGTCTGCACTAATGCCAGCTGCCATTTGTGGAGGTAGTGGTTTAGTACCGCTTTGTACTTTACGTATATCACCTTTGGCTTTTTCATATGTATCTCCTGCGGCTGCATTTTTAGTAGGAGCACCAGGTGCTGCTTGTCCTTGTGCTGGCGCTGTAGGAGCTGCTGTAGCGCCTTGTGTTGCTGGTTGCGCACTAGGTGTTGCATTTGCTTGTGCTGGTTGTTGAGTACTTGCTGGCGGTGTTGTAGCAGCTTGTGTTGCACCTTTGTTTAATGAATCAATGTGTGTAACAAGTGCTTTAGCATCTGCAGGACTTAGTTTTGCTACAGCTTGCTGAATTCCTTTAAAGTCCATAGGTGCACCTGTTTGTCCACCTGTTGCTCCTGGTGTTTGACCTGGCTTTGGTGCAGGTGCTTGTCCTGTTTGTCCACCTGTTGCTCCTGGTGTTTGACCTGGCTTTGGTGCAGGTGCTTGTCCTGTTTGTCCACCTGTTGCTCCTGGCTTTGCTGGATCAAGTGTAGGTTCAATTTTTCCTTGCGGATCAGCTGCTGCTGGCAATGTAGCACCTAGTTGTTTGTAAACAGGTGCTAGTACTTCGTCGCTAACGCCGGCTTTTCTTAATACGGCTGCAATGGCATCACTGTCAGTAGGCGATCCTGCTTTCTTCCAAGCACTGTTTAATTTGTCAGCAGTAACTTTAGTTGTAATATTTTTGCCAACTGTTGCTGCTTTAGCACCTACGGCTGCTGCGCCTTTTTTAAGAGCTCCGCCTACTGCACTTGCACCTTTTTTAATTGCATCTAGTGGACCTTCTGTGAGCATAACAGCAGGTGTTTCATCACACCATTCAATAATAGTTTCAATTTGAATTGGTTTAAATTGTATGCTTTCTTTTTTGTCATCACTTGCTTGTGCAGCACCTTGGGCTCCAGCAGCAACTCCATCCATCATAGTGTTAAACGCTTTCATGCCTGCTTGCCATGCTGCCCTTGCTTTATCAGTACCATCAAGTGACGCAAGATATTCAGGAGTGTTTAATTGATCAACTGCCGCTTCTATTTTTGACCACACAGCATCAAACTTAGCATAGTTGTCTACTTCTAATGCAGAGCTTGCTTCTGCCCACATATCTCTAATAGGTTCAATGTCTTCAGGCATTCCGACTAATTTTGCAGACATCCAGTCACCTGATCCAAGATCAGTATCCATGTAGTCCCATTTAGCAGTCATGTAAGATGGATTAAATGTATCATTGCCCCAGGCAAGTGCATCGCCTAAAACATCGCCTATTTTTTCAAGACCAAATCCAACTAGAGCACCAACAATACCAGTCTTAGCAGCTTTACCTACGGCAGTCGAAAGGTCAGCACCTTGTAACAAATCCTTTGTTGCTCTTGCTAGGAAACCGCCGATAGCACCACCTAATGGTCCGCCAGCCATTGACGCTGCGGCAGTTAACACACCTACAGCAATACTTGCTTTACCTGGATTGGCTATAGCCCAATCACTAACGCTTTGTATTGCTTTAGCAACTTTACTGTCAGTAGCACCAATTTTAGCTTTTAATTCTTTAAACTTAGCATCTGCATTTTGAACAGGGCCAGCTTGTTTTAACTGAGCACCTAGTTCATCAATCTTTTTATTAATAAAACTTACTGCGTCTTTGCCTTTACCAACCATAGTTCTATTGCCGCCGGCAGCAGTAGCACCTTGCTCAACATTCGTAAACAGTTGACTAATTTGATCTGGAGTAAGTTGTGCTTCTACAATATAACGCTCAACGTCAGCAACAAAAGGAATAATATATTTTGTTTCTAGTAAACTAAGTCGAGGATCGTGCCATCCCTCAGTAATTAGTTTACGCTGTATAAGTTGCGAATGTCTCATTATTGTACTCCTGCTTTCTTAGCAATCTGCGTTCTAAGTGCAGCTAGTTGTTTAGGATTAAGTTTTGCAATTGACGCTTTAATGGTATCAAGTCCTGTGTTAGCAGTTGCGCCAGGTTTAGCTTTAGTTGCAGGTGCCGTTGTTTTTCCAGTAACACCGCCGGCAAACCCTTTAGCAAAGTTTTTTATACCAGATCCAACAGCTCTAGTTGCTTTACCAGCAGCAGCACCTACATCACCAGCAGTTAATTCATCTACCTGTCTATCATTAGCAAACTCGGATATTTTCATTGTGATTGTTCCTTAATATCAATTATTATATATTTATTTCAAACTTACTTAAACGACTAATGTATGAGCAAGCTCATACAAGTTTTCGCTAACGCTCAAACTACTTACACTTCGTTTCAATTAAATGATTTATATATGAACAAGCAATATTACGAATGTAATATTGTATTAATTTCATGTAGATCGTTTCAGTCAGACGGAACCTGTTACGGCACCGTCGTCTAAAAAGATATAACTTCATGTGAGTCTTATCCAGCCATAGACATTGGAAATAGGTATTTGTATTACACAGTTCAATGGGCTCTGACCTTTCCCAACCTACGTCGACATCAAAATATAGTACATAAACTATAAAACAAATTTATAGCTTGTACACTATATTCTTACCTTCCGCTTCGTTCCTGTTGCTAAGAAGTTTTTATGAACATATGTGCTTTTCGATTGCCAACAATCAACCTATATCAACCAGTAAGCCCAATTTGTCTGATGGCTTCCGCACTCTGGTGCGTCGATCAATATGTACGAGTGTCCTTCTCAGGGGACCTTTTCCTCAGCGGTATTTGCAAACTGGCCCGCTAACCTTAGGTGTTGGATTGTTTTGCCTTGATGGAGTGTTCTAGCAATGCCTGTTTGAGTTTGTCTGAGCCGCCTACTCTAACATTAATGATTCCATTGTAGTAATCATCTGTTTCAAGTACTCTGCGATCAAACTGTTCTCGTGCCTCTATGTAGGACATTTCGCCCCTACCTTTACATAGGTATAATATTTCTCTTGTAAACTTATCTGAGCCTAGTGCAGCAACGTCTGCGTTTAATCTATCACTGGAGCCGTAATATTCTCTCCAGTCACTTTCCTTAAACCCACGTCTTTTATTTTTCTTGCCTTTGAGTGGTGGCTTAGTAGTTTTAAATTTTGCTAGTTTCTTGCCTATGTATTTTTGGCCTGTAGTGGTATTAGTAATAAGATAAACAAAGCCTTCATACTCGTCTGGTATTATGTCGATTGTTTGTCCTTGGTAAGTCCACTGCATGAGTATACTTACCGGTGCCTAAATTGTTATTTGTCTTTTCTGGTTATTCTAGTTGTTACATGTTTTTTGTGTATTTCGTCTGAACGTTCTTTAGCTAATGCACGAATATCTCGTAGACATTTGCGTACTATACGATGTGTACGTACACTGTTTTGTCTTTCAAACTTTTCATTTGCTTTAAAATAATCAAGATATGCTTTAACAAGCAAATCGTGTGCATCGTCTTCCATTATTCTACTACCTCTAAGTCATTTGCGTAACTTGTAAAACCGTTTTCTTTTACAACACGTAGTACATGATTGACTCTTCCAATCAACTCATCTTTGTGTGAGATAAGATAGATATTTTTATTACGTTCACGAGCCATCTTTTTAAGGATACCTAAGCTATTCTCAACACCAGCTGTGTCCATGCCGCTGTCGATCAGCTCGTCAATAAACAACAAGTTAATATTTTGATATAAACTTTCCCACACGTCACGGAATGCAAAGCTCAATCCTAAGATAAGTCTATTACGCTCGCCTCGACTCAAGTTATCAAAGTCTAAGTCTTGACCAAGCTGAGTAATTTCAACGTTCAAATCGTTTTGGAACACAACTTGATGTGGCAAACCAATCTTATCAAGATAATATGTAAGTCTGTTGTTAAGGTATGCTAGGTTTTGATCAATAATCTTTTTACGAATGAAACTATCTTTGTTTGTAAGCAGCTTTAGTAAGAACTCTTGATGCTCTTTATAACTTGTAAGTTCGTTTACAACTCCCCAATCAACTTTTTGGATAGCAGTTTCGTTCAATTCGTTAATTTGTACAGCATATGGATCGTCGTCTTGTTGTTTGTTAACAAGAGTCTGCTTCAAATTGTCTACATTGCTTCTATGTTCGTATGCTTCTTTAGCATTTTCATAGAACGTAGTTGGTTTGCCGTTGATGTCACCGATTTCCTTCAGTGCAGCCATTACATTGACTACTTTGCCTGCAATTTCTGTTTGATAAGCTATTGCATCAGCAAGTTCTTTGTCTTTACGCTCTGCAATTTCTTCTTTTTTATCTGCATGAAGTGCTTGCCCACATGTATAACATGTTGCATCTTCTAGTTCTGTAATATCTTTAGTGACTTTTTCAACAGTCCTATCAGCACGTTGTAGAGCCGGCTCAAGTGTACCTAGTTCTTTCCTAAGAGCTAAGATAGCATTGTTGTGTTCGGTCCAGTTTGCTAACTTTTCGTGCGACTTTAGTTCAGCTTCAATGTCTAGCTTCTCTAATTCTTCAATAGCTGCTGCAAGTTTGTCTTGATCTTGTTTGTGTTTAGCCTGCCAAGCACGTTGAGTGCGCTTTAGTCCTTCAATACTTGCTTCAATCTTCTCATTAGCAGTTTGAATAGCATTAATCTTTAGAGTTTCTTCAGTGATTGCATCTTTAGTCTGGCGTGTCTGTTCTTTAAGTGCGTCTGCCTTCTCTGAAAGGATAGTAATACCCAACAACTGCTCAATAATAGCACGTTGGTCGTTAACTCTCATGCTCAAGAACGGTTCTGTGTAGGTATTCAGTGCAACAATGTGTTTAAACATGTCATGACTCATACCCAACAGTGTATTTACATCGTCCTGTGTCTGTCTACTGTCGCCTTGCGACTCATCTACTAGTGTTTCTTGGTCATTAATGTAGAATTTAAAGATATTAGGACTGCGACCGCGTTCAATACGATAGTTATTATTATCTTTTTCAAATTGTAGCGTAACTAACATGCCTTTGCTGTTAGTTTTGTTAATTAGGTTGTTTCTTTTGATGTTTGTAAGTGCTTGCCCGTACAATGCATAGCTAAGTGCGTTAATGATAGTAGTTTTACCTGTACCATTGCGACTTCCGCTATCATCTCCGCCTTGATCTAAGTTTTCACCTAGCACAAGTGTCAATTGCTCGTGATCAAAGTCTACAGCTTGGGTTTGATTTCCCACACTCATGAAGTTTTTTACGGTTAAATCCTTAATACGGATCATTTAAAATTCCTTGTAATTAATTTGCAACGGATCGATGCTTATTTCGTTTATACTAATATTTTTAGGCTGATCAATTATCCATTTGACATAAAGAGCAGCATCACTAATTTTTAAACATCTTCTATCCGGATGTTTTTCTTGATTATTAGAAAGTGTTCCAAAACTAATGTATGTTATTTTTGGATTACTGCTCCAAACCCCGCCTAATGCTAGTGTGTTGCTGTAATCGCGCAATGCTTTTTTTTCAGCATTATATAACCATGCCTTTCCGTTTTTAACTCTATCAGTAGTACTGCCTATAGTAATAATATGAGGGCGTCTTTTGTATTCAACGCATTTTTTATAGACTTTATCGAGTAAAACTGTTTGATTAAATTTCCAAAGAGCGCTATTGATAATAATAACAGGTTGTACAAGACACTCTTCGGCAAATCTATCTTGATCTTCGCTATTTGTTAAATCGTATCCAGTAGATCGGCTACAAAATTTAGCATCAGGGTATAGATTATACAACTCTTTTGCTAGATTAGTAGTTTTATTACCGGTTATAATCATATTAGTGCTCTAATCCGTTATAAATCTGTAGTAACAGGCTTTTATCAAAGTTTGTAGTGTCTAATTCTGCAATTTCGTTACTTACAATCTGATCTACACTTTCGAACTGTGCAATATCAAGCTCTGTACTCATTTCCTCTAGTTGTTTTTGTGGAATGAGTGTAATTTCACGACAGTTATACTGATTAATAAATGTTTCTTTAATAAAACTTGCTTCTTCATAGCTGATTGGTAGGTCAAGTGTTACACGAAGGTACATTTTACTCTTAATAAATGTGTCTGCGTTATCAATCAAGTGGCTAAGCGTTACAGTACGATACTTAGGGCAGTTTGGCCAGTTAATAAACTCTGGTTCTGCGTTATTTTCCTTATCAAGTATCATCATACCACGATCATCATCGCCTACGTCAGCATAATTGTGCGGAAATGCATTACCAATGTAATGAATAGCACCTTGTTTTTGCCTTTTGTGGAAGTGTCCACTAAAAACATAGTCTTGATGCTTAAAATGCTCAGGTTTTAAGTCGCCGTGATCAGGCATACGGACTAAAGCGTTCATATAGAAGCTAGGAAGTTCAAAGTGTCCAAACAAATACTTTGTTTTGATACTACCCATCTTCTTCCATTCGTCTCCGACAAGCCACGGTACAAGTGCAACGTCATCTTCAATAAGAATTTCGTCAACAAACGTAATACCTGGGATGTGCTTTGCAAATGCAGTGCTATTAACAGTGCGTTTGTCTTTATAATATAAATCATGGTTACCATCAAAGAAGTAAAACTTCTCAAATGCAGCACCTAGCTTCTCCATGCATCTAATTGTTGCATCCATAGTGGTAAGATTAAGCGAATTTCTGTTATGATGCCAGTCTCCGCAGAAGATGCCGGTCTCGCAACCGTTGGCTTTTGCAGTTTCAATAAACCAGTCAATAAATTCTTCGCAATCATCGTTATGAACACGACTATTGCCCTTCAAACCAAAATGGATGTCTGTAAACACCGCAGCTTTTTTAAACAAGATTAGTTCTCCATATGTACTTGTTAAAGTATATAGTAAATGTTAACACTTGTCAACCACTTATTTGGTATCTGTGTATTGTGTCGGCGGCGCCTCTTCATTACGCTTAACAGCAGCTTCCCATTCACCTGCATTTTGTCTTGTATAGCTGGGATCCAAGTCGTTCATCTCAAGAATGTCATCTCGAATATTTTGATTACGTTTTTCTATGTTGATAACACGGACAAAACTATTAGTAACTGCTGCTGTATAATAAGCAAACGGATTATCTGACTTAGATTCGTCAAACTGCAAACCAATCTGTGCAAGTTGTAGTATTGCTTGACCTTTCATTTCGTCGTTATATGTATAACCACGTACATTGCCACGGGTTGCATAACGGTCAACAAGTTTTAACCACATCATAGCAAGTTTATTAGTAGCTTTGCCGTGATCTAAGCTAAAATTCCCGTTGTCCATTCCACCTTGCCAGTGACTTTTACCAACTAACACAATTTCACCTTCGTCAGTGTATTTGTAATGTTGAAACGGCGGAAACGGAAGCTTAACTTTTGTATCAGCAACGGTTTTCGGGTTCTTTTTACGCCCGGGTTCTTCGGGGATGTGTTCAAACGTCATTACACGAAAAATTAATTCTTCTTTTGTAATTTCTGTGTGTAACGTTTCGCATTCTGCTTGTTTAACTTTTTCGCCAAGCGCCTTTCGACGCTCGTATTCTGCAGAACTAAGTTTTTTTGCTTTATTTCGTTTTGCTTCAGCAATAGTAAGACGGTTAATTTTATCTACACTTGGTAGGATAATGTCATAGTCTGCATATGCAGGGTCTATATAGCTATTAAACGTATTTTTTGATCTATGTATTTCTTTAAGTATATCTTTATTGTTAAGGTAATTCTTAGGTCGCATGAGGTTCTCCTGTAGTTATATACATTATAATACACATACATAATTTTGTCAACTAAATAGTAGTAGTGGAGACAAAATAATTATGGCCTTTAAAATCAATTTTAATGCAAGCAACTTTGTTAGTAGTATTGTATCTGATGCAAAGAGCGCTGTTAAAGGCGCAATTGGCAGTACTATTAATCAAAAACTAGGTAGTCTTGGACCGTTAGGAAAACTTGCTGCAAATTTTATTAATCAAACAGGTGGTTTTGGATCTTCAATTAATAACAGAACAATATCAAGAGCAGTAATTTCGTCTAACAACGCTGTTTCTGATGCAAGTGACTGGAGAGTTAGTATCAGTGTACCTGACGTTATCTTAGACAACGGTGACATATTAGCACCATTGAGAGAAGCTAGCGGGTCAAGTGCATTTAATACTGGAAATAGAATGATATTTCCATTTAACCCTACAGTGTTATTAAGTCACAGTGCAAGTTATTCTACGGTACATCCTACGCATACAAATTATCAATATAATGCATATGAAAACAGTCAAGTAGACGCAATTACAGTCACAGGCGAATTTTATCAAGAAAATGAAAATGATGCAAAGTACTGGATTGCATGTTTGCACTTTTTAAGAAGTGCAACTAAAATGTTTTATGGCAACAGTTATCCTTTAGGTAATCCTCCTGTGGTATGTAGACTAAACGGATACGGAAAACATGTCATGAATAATATTCCTGTTGTAATAACTAATTTTACAACAGACTTACCGGTAGACGTTGACTATCTCCAATGTACAATTAATGGCCACGTAAACTATGTTCCTACACAAAGTTCAATTACAGTCACGCTACAACCACAATACGCAAGACGTTCACAATCGGGCTTTAGCTTAAATGAATATGCAAGCGGCGGCCATATTAATGGTAAAGAAGGATTTGTATAATGGCTGATAATAATTTAAGTCCGTATGGAAGAACAGCAATTACTGCAAGTGGGTATTTAGATATTTTAAAACCGCGACCAGTTCCTATAAACAGAGATGATATATTATTTGAAATAACTTCTGAATATACATATCGCCCCGATTTGCTTGCACATATCACTTACGGAAAACGAGAGCTATGGTGGGTATTTGCACAGCGTAATTTAGACATTCTTAAAGATCCTGTATTTGATTTTGTTGCAGGTACTAAAATTTATCTACCTGATCCGTCAGCTTTAAAAAATACCTTAGGAGTATAATATGGCATTTAATCTAAGTGCATCTCTTAAAAGTAATTTAACATCAGCAGTGAATACTATAAAGACGTCAGTTAGTACTGTCAGTCAAAATATTAGCACGGCGACTGGAGTAAGCACTCAGAAAATAAATTCAGCACTTCTAGGAGGAGCAATAGGCGGACTAGTAAACGGCGGCAGAGGTGCAGCTCTCGGAGCATTAGCAGGCGGCATTCTTGGCGGCGGCGGAGCAGGCGATTTACTAGGTCAAGTTAAAAATAAACTCGGCGGCCTAATTAGTGCTGCTGAAGAATTGCAAGGGTTAGCTAACAATCCGTTAAAACTTGTAGAAAGGGGTATGGCCGATCTTGCAGGAATAACTGGCGAAGAATACGGATTAGTACAATCTCAATATCGTGAACTAAATGAAAGAAGTGCATTTAGTGATTTTGTTGACAGCGGATATAAGTCGCCTTATGAAGGCGACGATACTTCGGCAAGCAGAATTCCAAACCCGTTAAGAAACCATAATAGTTTTAATTATGTAGTTTCTTTAGGAGTTCTTGATGCAGCAGAATATAACAATCCAGAATCATACAGAAGTGCTGGCGGATTTAAAAATTACGTAATACAAAGCAGCGGTGGGAATCTAGACAAACGTTATCAAGTATTTGACGAAACTGGTAGCGGCAAATCAGAACACGCTGAATATTATATTGATGATCTTGAAATAGAAGCAGTTGTTTCTCCTAACCCTAATACTAGAGTAACAGCAGGAACTGCATTAACATTTAATGTAACCGAACCATACAGCATGGGTAATTTTATTCAAGCAATTATTGGAGCAGCAGCTACCGCTGGATACAAAAGTTATACTCAAGCGCCGTTTTGTTTGAAAATTGATTTTAAAGGATGGAATTTAGATGGATCTACTGATGCAAACTTTTTAACTCGTCCTATTTTTATTCCGATAAAATTTATCAATATGGACTTTAATGTTTCTGGCACTGGAAGTACCTATGCAGTTAAAGCAGTTCCGATGAGCGAATCCGGCTTAGCTGACAATATCAATAAACTCAAAACATCAATTAAAGCAACAGGTTTATTTCTTCATCAAGTACTTGAAACTAATGACGCATCGATAACATCAGCAATTAATGGTCAAATTCAAGGTTTAGAAGAAGCCGGTGCGCTTGCACCATATGATAGATATATTATAGCATTTCCGAAAGATAGAGATACGCTTCAATCAGCATTACAAACAGGCAATATTGATGACACTGCATTTACTACTTCGCCCGAAGAGCGCGAAGAACAGCGTAGAGGAACAGTTGCAGCAAATCCGGAGTTACGCGGAATATATCAATCTCAATCTATTATTATTAAACCTCCGTCGCGAACATATTCTATACTCAAGTCGTTTGCTGAAAACACCAGTCTAATGAATGAGATTGGGTTAAGCACTCTTAATGAAGATACTAATGCCCCAGGAAATTCTAGCGAAGCAGACACTGCCGCAGCGACTAATCCTGAAACCGGACTAGTTGACACTGCTTCAAAAGCTGTACAGCCTGCAGATAAAGCAAGAGATTTTCAATTTAATCAAAACGAAAACATTACTAGTATTATTGAAAAAATAGTAGTACAGTCTACATTTTGTGCTGAAAATTCAACTATTAAAGCTAAAAATGGATTACACAAATGGTTTAAAATTCATACACATGTTTTCATAGATGAAAGCCCGGTAACAGAAGCACAAATGGGTCGCCGTCCAAAAGTTTATGTATACAGTATTATGCCTTATGAAGTGCCTGAAACAGTTACTATGGCAAGTAATGCTAGAGCAAGTAATATTCAGGGATTAAAGCGTGTTTCAGTTAAAGAATACAACTATATCTACACAGGTAAAAACGAAGATGTATTAAACTTTGATATTAACTTTAATAACGCATTTATGCTGACAGCTAATTCAGACTTCGGAATGACATCGGGCTCCCAAAGTGATCCTGACTCAAGCAAAGTTGCCACCTCACAAACAAACTCAGATTCGGGTGCAACACCTGCAGAACCATCAGATACTACAACTACTGATGATGCTGCTGGAGGAACACAAATGGATACTGGCCCAACGGGAGCGTCAGGTACTCATAGTAACGATGTACGCCGTCAAATTGCTGAGATGTTTCATGACAGAATTACAAACATGACAGTAGATATGGTTACAGCTGAAATGGAAATAATGGGAGATCCTTATTATCTTCCGCAAGACAGTGGAAATTATGTATCAAAGCGAGTCGCAGGCAAACCGGGTATAACAGAAGACGGCACCATGCCGTATTCAACTGGTCCTGTTTTGGTTGATGTTAATTTTAGAACCCCGTTTGATTATCAGGTAGACGGAGCAACAATGGAAATGCCATTAGCTGTTCCAGGGTTTAGCGGGTTATTCCAAGTATGGGCTGTTACTAACATGTTTTCGGGAGGCAAATTTACACAGCGTCTTAAAATGATGCGACTTAGAGGACAAGATGATAGAGCAAGTACCGGAAATACTAACTTTATTCAAGTCAATAATAATGCAGCAATGGCTAACACGACCACGCAATCAGATGGCACAGTTGGCGCTAGTGGAATGACTAGTACTAATTGTATGCCAGGACCAGTAGCAGACGATATTCGAAATTTAATGCCAGCAGTTGGTGATGATGTAGCAGCAGCCCTTACTGCACAAGTTAGAGCAATTGAGTCTTCGCTTGCGACTGGCTTTGCAGGAATAGCAGATGTAGTTCCAACAATTGGAGCAGTACCTGATTTAACTAAAGTTATTCCGCGTATTGCATCAATAGCTGCTGGCGGCCTGATAGGAAATGCACTAGGCGGAAGATTAGGAGCGGTAGCAGGCGCAGCACTTGGGTCCCAATTAGGATCACCTGGCGGATTAAATAGTTTAACAGGATCTCTTACTAGTGGATTAAGCGGATTAGAAGGCGGGCTTAATTCAGCATTTAACTCTTTAGGAGATCCAAATGCCCCGCCTTATACCGGCGACGATCCCATTATCAGAGCAAGATTAGGACTGCCGGCTGTAAATACTGCTGCTGCTCAAGGAATTGCAGCAACATCAGGCGCAGCAACGTCTAGAGTTAGAAATTTGTTAGGATAACCTATGTCAGAAAACGATGGCGGCTTACCAGAAGAAAGCCAAGGAAAATTAGAACAATTAAACGCTGTTACCATTAATCCCCGCAGCCCTTGGAAAATTGACGGACGTTCAGTTGTTCAAAATTATGATGACTTAATAGAGTTTGGTCAGGATTTGTTTTCTGCTGCTAGAACTGAACGTCCAACTGCTAAAATAGCAACCGTAATAGTAATTGACAATGACTCAAATACTCAACACTATCCAAATAATAAACAGTTTTGGATGGGTGCTTATACTAAAGGGCAAGAGGATGCTGGACTTATATGGAAACCTTTTACTGAATTTTTTATTGGATTAAGAGACGCTGGAAATACAAAATATCTAACCACAATCCAAAACACATTTATTGGCAGATTTAAAGGTGTAGCAGTTGGTAGCTATCAAGGTATTCCAATTGTAGTTCCTGATCCAAATATAGATCACACTAGACCAATTGTACAAGCTGAAGCTACAACAAGTACTACTACTGGAGTTACTGTTATAACCAAAACAACTGCGGATCCTCGAGCAGCAGGTGTTGTAACTGAAAGCGAAACTGTTCCGGCTGCTGTTACTACTCCAACAGAATTAACTGCTGAACAACGTAAATGGTTAGGCAATGCTGATCCTACAGATCCGTACATTCTTGCCCGTATGCGAGCTGCTACAGGTTCTAGATCTAGTCAAAGTGCAGGACCACTTGCATCACTTTTAGCACAAGTTAAAGCAACTACAGGAGTAAATCCGTGTTTGCCAAATAATCCTCCTGCAAGCGCAGGAACAAGCGGCTCAGGAGCAACTCCGCCTCGGGCTGAACCGTATCAAGATGCTATTTTAAGACAAGCTAGGGCATCTGCCGCTGCACCGGCATCAACAGTTCCTGCAACAACTGCCAGAGGAGGCAGAGGCAACGGCGCAGCAGAACTTGCACAACGCCGTGCAGACGCTGCTACAGCTACTGCTACTGCTACAGCGCCTACTACAGTTACACAAACATCGTCGACACCTACGAGTACAAACCAGTCAGCCGCAGGAAATCCGCGCCCTCCGAGTATATACGTATACGAACCGTTAACGCCAGGATTTGATAGATATGATTTTAACACTGGTAAAAAAGTTTATACACCAGATGCAGGCCCAAGCAGAAACGCATCATCGCAACCAGTTGTTCCCCAACCCACACCACGAGTGCCTTCAAATGCAAACACTCCTGCGTATACTAGCAGCACAGTGAACAATGCAACAACTTCTGCAATCGCAAAAGGACCTGATCAAACTATAGATTATTCCGACGGCACCGGGGCAAATACTGGTGGTTGGAAACCTCCAGCATATGCAATTACTAAGTAAATGATAAAATTTAAAAGAATAACAGGAACTAATTACTAATGGCAAACGGAAATTATACAAGAACAACGTCTAATAATAATGTTGATTTTAAAAATGCAGGACCGTATGAAGCTATTGTTGTTAACAATTTAGATACAAAATATATGGGCGGGCTTGTTGTTGAGTTGTTAAGATATACAAGTGCTGGCGGCACACCCGAGCGCAGCGGGCAGCTATTAAATGTAAGATATTTAAGTCCGTTTTACGGTGTTACTCCAAATGCTGCACTTACGGCAAACGACGGTTATGAGCATACTCAAAAGTCATACGGCATGTGGATGGTTCCGCCTGATGTAGGTACTAAAGTTCTTGTAATATTTGCAGAAGGCAATGCAAACTTTGGCTATTGGATTGGATGTATTCCTGCAGACTATATGAATTTCATGGTGCCTGACGGCAGAGCATCAACTGAAAACACAACTGGAATTACGCCACCGACACTAAGGGGAAGAAAACTTCCAGCAGGTGAATATAATAAAGCAATTGAAAGCGGATCTAAAGTTGATCCTACTTTGTTTGCTAAACCGTATAATAAAGACTTTGCAGAGTCTTTAGAAATTCAAGGACTGTTAAATGACGAAACTCGCGGCACAACTACAACTAGTGCAAGACGAGAAATTCCTAGTATGGTATTTGGTATAAGCACACCTGGACCTAAAGATCGAAGAGACGGTTCGCCTACAGTAGAAATTGGCACAGCAGGAAATAAAGTTGCAGTTCCTTCAAACAGATTAGGCGGTACTAGTTTTGTAATGGACGACGGCGACGAGAGATTTGTGCGTACCACACACGCAGAAGACGGTCCTCCAATTTATAAAAACAAAGGTGCTAATGAAACTGGCGGCGACAGAACTATTCCGCAAAATGAATTGATGCGTTTTAGAACTAGAACTGGCCATCAAATACTAATGCACAACAGTGAAGATTTAATCTATATTGGAAACGCTCGCGGAACTACTTGGATTGAAATGACCAGTGATGGTAAGATTGATATCCATGCACAAGATAGTGTTAGTATTATGACTGAAAATGATTTAAACATTACAGCAGAACGTGATATTAACATGGAAGCTGGTAGAAATGTTAACATTAAAGCAGCTGGTAGAGCACAAGGTGCTGACTCTGGTAGAGTTCAAATTGAATCTAAAACAGATTTTAATTTGCATGTTGGTGCAAACAGTAAAATTACGGTAGCAAAAAATCAACACATTACCGTAAAAGAAAGTCAGTACATTGATACGACTAAATCATTACACATTAAATCAGGACAAGACAATCGCCTTACAGCAACTGGTAACACGTTTATTAATAGTGGAAAAGAACATAGAGAAACAGCAAAGTATGTTCATATGAATGGACCAGTTGCTCCTATAGCAAATTCAGCACAACAAGTGACTCCACTAAGCACAAACACCTTGCCTCGTGTTAAGCCAGGCGGCGTAATAAGTGGTTATGACAGCATATTAACTAGATCTCCTCAACACGAACCATGGCCGCATCATGAAAATTTAGATCCTATAGCATTTAAGAAAATTCAAACAGATAGAGAAAGACCAGGAGCACTTCCTAGTGCAGATCGTGTTCTTACTCCTGACACTTTTGATAAAAACTTGCAAGGTAGAGTAAGTAGTGCATATGTAACAGGCAGTGGCGGAAACGTAACTACTGGAGTTCAAAGTCGTGCAGGAGGAAACGGACAACCGTCAGTGCCACCAGGTGATTACACTAGTAGTCATACGTTTGATTTTAATATCGGTGCATTAAGTGAAAAATACGAGTCACGCGGTGATCCTGCAACAATTGGTTGGGATAGTACTGGCGGCTGGAGTTATGGAAAATATCAACTTGCAGCAAATACAGGAGCAATGAACGAATTCCATACTTGGTTAGCTAGAGCGCATTCTAGTTTAGAATCTCAACTAAGTGCAGCAGGAGGTGCAGCAGGAGCAAGAGCAGGTACAGAAGCGTACAAAGCAGCTTGGGCACAAGTAATGGGTACTGATGCAGGCGGAAATGCACAAAGCGAATATACAGCCCTTGCATACTTTACTCCAGCAAATAGACTGATTAACAATGCAATTGGTCTTGAATCTACACTACGAGCTAGAACAGTTCAGCAAATGGTATTTTCAACCTCAATTCAACACGGTCCGGGCGGCGCAAGAAATGTTTTCCGTAGGGCATTAGAAGGGCTAGGTTATCCGCCTAACGCTATAACTGCAACTGAACCTACTGACGCTGCATTAATTAGAGCAGTGTATGCAGAACGCCGTGCTGAAAATGGCGCTAGATATTTCCCTAGCAGTACTCAACAAGTTAGAAATAGCGTTGTTAATAGATTCCATAATGAAGAAGCTGACGCTCTTAGAAGTCTAGAACAAGAAATTGCAGCAGCACAAGCTAATCCGCCAACATCAGACCCAACAGATAACAGTGCTGCAACAGCAACAGTAGCACCGCATCGTTCTAGCGCACAATAAGGGTAAATATAGTATGAGCCAATTAGAAAAAAATCTGTATAAACGAGTAACTGTAAGTCAACCTGCACAAGTAGCTACCTCAGGTAGAAAGTATAGGGGATTTTCTACAGTTGCAGATGCTAAAAGTTTTAGTGTATACGATTTTGAACTTATTAAACAAGACTTAATAAATCATTTTCATATACGTCAAACTGAAAAACTAAGTGATCCTACATTTGGGACTATTATCTGGGATATATTGTATGAGCCATTTACAATTGAAGTGCAAGAAGCAATAATTGAAGATGTTACTCGTATTATTAATTACGATCCTAGAATAAAAGCTGAAGACATTGTAATAGATACTTACGAACAAGGTATACAAATCGATTGTACTATAACTGTACTTCCGTTTGGAGTAACCGACCAATTACGCTTTAAATTCGATAAAGAAAACGGGCTACTTTAACGCTAAGAATTAAATACGCACTTTTTCTTATAAGATAAATATTATCAGTAAACAAGGAAACGTACATGTCTTCAAGCGATAGACAGTCAAGGTTATTAGTAGCTGAAGACTGGAAAAGAATTTACCAATCATTTAGAAACGCTGATTTCCAGAGTTATGACTTTGATAATCTTCGTCGTACAATGATCAATTATCTGCGTCAAAATTACCCAGAGGATTTTAACGATTACATTGAGTCAAGCGAATATCTTGCACTGATTGATATGATTGCTTTCCTTGGGCAAAACTTATCATTTCGAATTGATTTAAATGCTAGAGAAAACTTTCTCGAAACAGCAGAACGTAGAGAAAGCGTACTACGCCTTGCACGTATGTTGTCTTACAATCCTCGCAGAAATCAAGCAGCAAACGGTTTACTAAAATTTGATACAATTAAAACAACTGAAAATATTTTAGATAGTAATGGACTAAATTTAGCAGGTATTACTATTAAATGGAATGACCAAACCAATTCAAGTTACTTTGAACAGTTTGTTAAAATTATGAATTCGGCATTACCTTTGGCTAATTCAATCGGTAATCCTTTGAAGTCTGCATTAATTGCAGATGTACAAACACAAAAATATCGCATTAATGCAACAAACACCGGCCAAGCAATTTATCCTTTTACTAAGCGTATTGAAGGAGTAAGCACACGTTTTGAAATTGTAAGTACAGATATTACAACAGAAGATATTTTAGAAGAAGCGCCGCTGCCAGGCAATAGTCCTGCATTTTTATTCCGTGATGACGGACAAGGCGCCGGCAGTACTAATACTGGTTTCTTTATGCACTTTCGCCAAGGCAAACTTGAAACAGGAAACTTTGCAGTAACAAATCCTACACCGAATCAAGCAGTACAAATTGATGCTGAAAATATTAACGATACTGATGTTTGGTTATTCTCTTTAAACAGTGCAGGTTTTGAAAACAATCAGTGGACAAAGATTGACTCAACCGAAGGCAACAATGTTATCTATAATAGTTTGTTTAATAAGACTAGAGACGTGTTTGCAGTAACTACTAGAATTGGTGATAGAATTAATCTAGTATTCAGCGACGGTGTATTTGGAAATTTACCTGCAGGCAATTTTAGATCATATTATAGAACTAGCTCTAACATAAGAAGTGTAATTACACCTAGTGCAATTAACACAGTAAGTATTGAAATCCCCTACCAATCAAGAAACGGCTCGGCACAAACTCTTACTATTGGGCTTAAACTAAACTATACAGTTAGTAACGGTACTGCTACTGAAACTAATGCAGAAATTAAACAAAATGCACCTACAACGTATTATACACAAAATCGTTTAATTACAGGTGAAGATTATAACATTGGCCCGCTGGCTATTAGTCAAGATATCATTAAAACTAAAAGCTCAAATAGAATATCAAGCGGTATTAGTAGATTCTTTGATTTAAAAGATGCTAGCGGAAAGTATTCAACTACTAGTTTGTTTGCAGACGACGGCGTAATTTATAAAGAAGAATTTGTTGAAAAACAGTCATTTACATTTGCTACACAAACAGATATTGAAGGTGTCATATATAATACTATTGAAGGAATTTTAGGAAGTGTAAATACACAAAATTTCTATCTTGCAAAATATCCAAAAATTATTGTTAGTGATCTTAATGCCACATGGTCACAATCAAGTACAAGCACAAATCAGTCACTTGGATTATTTCAAGACATTGACAGTAATGCGTATTCGGTAGGTAGTTTTACTGCTAACAGTTTGCGTTTATTAGAAGCTGGAACAATGTTAAAATTTGTAGCACCGACTGGACAGCATTTTATGCCAGACGGCTCTTTGATGGTCGATGCGGGACCAGACCATCTAGGCATGACAACTTACAAATGGGCTAAAATAGTATCTGTAACAGGCGACGGAACAACAATAGACGAAGACGGAATTGCACCTATTGCATTAAACGATACAATCCCAACTGGGGCAATATTGCAGCAAGTAGTTCCTAATTTTTCTAAAGTATTAATTAATGATATAAAAGTAGAACTAATCGATCAAGTATTTGAATACAAAGATTTTGCTTTAAGGTACGATCAATACGACAGACAGTGGAAAATTGTATTAGCAGAAGATATCAATACTCTTAATGCATTTGCTACAGGAAAAGCTGGCGACATTAGTGGTGAAAATCTTGATGCAAGTTGGATGTTGTATTTTAAAACAGATGGCGAAAAATATACAATTACATATCGCAATTTAAGATACGTAATGGAAAGTGCTGACGAAATTCGATTCTTCTTTGACGCAGCTGATAAAATTTACGATCCTTCAACCGGTCAAATTGTTAGAGACAAAATTGATATTCTAAATATTAATCGTAAGCCAGGTGAACTAACACCGTTTACAACAGACTTTAACTGGACAATCACTGATGCATACAGAGATGCTGAAGGCTACTTAGATAGCCGTAAAATACAAGTTCAATTTATTGATCTTGATGATGACGGTGTAGTTGATGACCCAGATATTTTTGAGCAAATTGTTGGCGAAGAAAATACTAGCATTGCAACAGCAGCTAAACTAATATTTCAAAAGAAGTACACTACTACCGACGGAGTAGAAGATTTTAAATATTTTGCAAATGATACTGCTGAAATAATTGTAGTACAAAACGAAGCAGCAATTTCTCCGTATAGCGCACGTTTAGAAGGACAAATATTCTATCTAATTGACGAAGGCATTTTTAGAAAACTTAATAAGGCACTAAACAATACAGTAATTAATACAGATTACAAAGCATATTTTGGCCGCGCAGATTTAAAATTCCACTATACACACGTTGCTGATAGTGGATATAGAATTGACCCAAGTGCAAGTAATATAATTGATACACATATTTTGTCGAAGTCTTATGATATACAAGTAAAGCAATATATTGCTGGAACAATTCTAACAAAACCTAAGCCGCCGAGCAATGATGAATTGTTTAGAAGTTATGGTACTGAAATCAATAAAATAAAAAGTATAAGTGACGAAGTAATTTATCATCCTGCAAAATATAAGATATTATTTGGCGATAAAGCAGCGCCGGACTTACAAGTTAGATTTAAAATTGTTAAAAACACCAATATGGTTATTAATGACAATGAACTTAAATCAGATATTATTGATGCAATTAATAAGTTTTTTGATATTGAAAACTGGGACTTTGGAGAGACGTTTTACTTCCAAGAGCTTAGTGCTTATATTATAAATGAGCTATCTCCTAAACTGGTAAGTATATTAATAGTTCCAAGGCAGACGACACAGTCATTTGGTAGCTTATTTGAAATTAAAAGTGAACCAGATGAGATATTTGCAAGTGCTGCTAAGGTAAGTGATATTGAAACAATTGACCAGATAACAGCTACAAATTTACAAGCTAGTGGTACAGTAATTAATAGTGTATCGACTAGCACAACCGCAGGAATAACAAGCAGTGCATCAACAGCAACAACAACTAATTCAACAGGTGGAGGCTATAGTTACTAATGGCTAAGAATGATCAAAACGAAAGCGCTCTACCTGTTCCGGGTCAGAATAACAAAATTACTGCGAGTGATTTTTTACCCAAGTTCTTTAGAACACAGGCAAACAAAAAGTTTTTACAAGGCACACTTGATCAACTTATACAGCCCGGCGTCGCTGAAAAGATTAATGGTTACTACGGTAGAACAACTGCTAAAGCATACAAAACTACAGACAACTATGTAGATGATGTAACTAATGATAGAACCAATTATCAATTAGAACCTGCTACTGTTATCAAAGACAATTATGAAAATGTAACTTTTTACAAAGATTATAATGACTATATTGGTCAGCTAGGAGTTTTTGGTGCAAACACTGCTAATCACAGTCGTTTAAACAGTCAAGAAACATATGCATGGAACCCAAATATTGATTGGGACAAATTTGTAAACTTCCGTGAATATTATTGGTTGCCAAACGGTCCTATTAGTATGCCTGTAAGAGGACAGAGTAGAGAAGTTGTTAGTACGTATGCTGTTACAATAGAAGATCAAGGTGACAACGTTGCTTATGTGTTTAATGACGGATTAACACGTAATCCTAAACTAAAGCTCTATCGCGGACAGACATACCGTTTTGAAATTGATACACCTGGCCATCCAATGGCAATTGCCATCAGCAGAACATTTACTCCTGGTACTGCAATACTAACAGCAGGTACAGAAGGTCTTCGCGGTTCAGGACTGTTTGATGCAGTACTGTACGGTAATGAATATGACCAAGGTGAATATATTATTCTTCCAAGCGGCGGCAGCGTAACATTTGCTGCTGATGATAACGTTTCAACATTATATCCAGACGGCATCCGTAAGCTAGGTGAAGAAGGCGAAGAAGTAGCCATTGCTTATGTCGAAAAAGGCACAATAGAATTTACTATTCCTTTTAATGCACCTGATAAACTATACTACATTAGTAAAAATGCAGTAGATACTAGCGGTATTTTTAAAATCTATGATATTGAAGAAAATGCGTTCTTAGATGTTGCTGAAGAAATACTAGGTAAGAAGACATATCTAAGTGCAAATGGTGTAGAACTATCAAACGGAATGAAAATTACATTCCAAGGCGATGTTACACCTGCAATGTACGAAACTAACGATTGGTATGTAGAAGGTGTTGGCACTAAAATAACTTTAATAAAAGATCAAGATTTAATTATCCCAGCAGCATATAGTGATACTAAGCGTATTCCGTTTGATAGCGATAATTTTGATACCCTACCGTTTGGTGATGCAAGTGCATATGCAACCGAAAAAGATTATATTGTAGTTAATAGAGCATCTCTTGACAGAAATGCGTGGAGTCGTTATAATAGATGGCACCACAAAGATGTAATCTTAAAAAGTTTTCAATTAAACAATCTTCCTAGAGACGTTGACGAAACTGCTCGTGCAAAACGACCTATTATAGAATTCGAAGCAGGATTAAAATTAAATAACTTTGGTGCATACGCTAAAACAGATGTTGACTTAATTGACACATACACTACAGATGTATTCAGTACAATTGAAGGACAAATAGGTTATAATATTGACGGAGTTAATTTAGCTGATAACATGCGTATATTGTTTACAGCAGACACAGATATATTAGTAAGCGGAAAAATTTATCAAGTTAAGTTTGTTACAATTGGAAATGTTAGACAAATTAGTTTAGTTGAAACTGTTGATACAACACCAATTGATCTTGAAACAGTATTAGTTACACAAGGCGCAAAAAATGCTGGTAAGAGTTACCACTATCACGGCAACGCATGGGTAGCTGCACAGGAAAAAACAACACGCAATCAATCACCGTTATTTGAAGTGTTTGATGTAAATGGAAACAGTTTTAGTGACGGAACATATTACGGATCAACTACATTCAAAGGGTCTAAATTATTTTCATATGCAGTAGGTGAAGGCAATGTAGATACCGAATTAGGATTTGCTTTAAGTTATAAATCAATTGAAAACTCGGGTGACATTGTTTTTGACTTTAATTTGTTAAACGATACATTTACATATCAAACTGAAACTGATTTATTTTCACAGGCTATTAATAGCGGTTATTTAAAGAAGTTTAAATCACTTACTTTATTTAATTACGTAAATGGGTTTAGTAGTACTCCAGCTGTTAGTAAACAGTATGTCATAAGAGAATATGTAGCAACAGATATTCAAGTTAACAACTTTAAAATCGATGTTTATAACAACTCAAGTAGTCTAACAGACCTAAAAATAGTAGTATTTGTAAACAATAAATTAAAATTAGCTAACACCGACTATACAATTGATAAAACTTCTGCTAATGCTGTTGTTGTTTTTAATAATGATTTAACAGTTAATGATGTTATTAAAATTAAAACAGATAGTAAAACTATTAAAAATTCTAACGGTTACTATGAGTTTCCGTATAACCTAGAACGTAATCCGTTAAATGACGATGTTAGTCAATTTACACTAGGCGAGGTAATTGATCACGTTGACAGTATGTTAGAAGACATACCTAGATATTCGGGAGCATACCTTGGTTCAAGTAACTTACGTGATCTAGGCGACTTAGATCGATACGGCAAACGATTTGTTAAACATAGCGGCCCGATTAACTTACCATTATATCATGTAACTAATAAAAGTTATAATATTATAAAGGCACTAAAGTATTCTAAAAAAGAGTATTCAAGATTTAAGAAAACTTTCTTAGATACTGCTGCTAGTTTAGGATATGATGGTCCAATTAAAACTCATGTTGATCTTATTTTAAAAACGATTAACAGTGATAAATTAAAGTCGCAACCGTTTTACTTTTCGGACATGCTTGCATTAGGAGCATCTAATAAAATTGAATACAAAGTATTAGATTCAAGAGTAACAGATTATCCAATTACTACTAAGTATAATCTTTTAACTTTAAGTTCAAAAAGCATAACTATCTACCTAAACGGAGTTCAGCTAACAAATATTAAAGATTATAACTTTGATGTAGCTGGATACGTTTCGATTGCCGCTGGCCAAGTAGAAAATGACGTAATTGAAATTCACGAGTATGCAACTACAGACGGAAGTTTCGTTGCTCCAACTCCTACTAAATTAGGGTTGTATCCTAAGTACTATCCTGAGTTAACTATTGACGATACTGTGCTTGCAGATGAACCGGTGTCAACAGGTCCGTTTAAAGTCTACGGTGAAGATAGTACTACTGGCACTAGAGGTTGGTTCTATCCTGTTTATACAACTAAGAGTGCAGCTGGCGCAGGAGCAGCATCAAAATCTTATACGTTTGTTGGAATGAATAAAATATTCTATATGCCAACAGTTGGCGCAACTCTTGGAGCAAATGATAACATAGAAATCAATGAATACCCAGTGGGTGTTGCTTTTATTAGAGGACACGACGGTAGTTATGTTAAAGCTTATAAAGATTTTAGAGACGAATTATTATTAGAATTAGAAAAAAGAATTTTTAATAATATCAAAGCAAAATATTCAACCGATAGACTAGATGTCAATACATTCATTGGCGGCGAATTTAGAACTAATGAATTTACAAAAGTTGAAGTTGATAATACGCTTCTTGGAGATTTCCAAAAGTGGTTGCAAGAAAATTTAAACAATCAAACATATACTAATAATACATTTTATAATAGAAACAACAACTGGACATTTAATTATTCAGACACTACGTCTCCAAACGGCATTGAAAACGCAGGCTTTTGGAGAGGTGTTTATATAAGAGCATTTGATACTGATCGTCCTCACAGTCATCCTTGGGAAATGTTGGGGTTAACAACTAAGCCGAGCTGGTGGAATACTGTTTACGGTCCTGCTCCTTATACAGGTGATAACCTAGTATTATGGAGAGATTTAGAACAAGGACGTATTGCAGATCCTGCAAATACTAGAATTGATCTAAACTATGCTCGTCCTGGACTAACTAGTTTTATCCCAGTTGATAGTAACGGTAAATTATTATCACCGTTGAATAGTAAATATGCTAAGAATTTCCAAATTCAAAATGCTACTAGAAACTTTAAATTTGGCGATTACGCTCCGATTGAAAATGCATGGCGCAGAAGTCCTGAGTATCCGTTTGCTATATTAACTGCAATGTTGTTAAACAAGCCTGCAAAAACAATGGGCTTGGGATTTGATATTTCGAGAATATCGAAGAACTTGGCTAATCAGTGGGTTGATATAGATACAAATAAACCTATAGTTATTAAAGATTTAACATTGCCAAATACATATGAGTCAGATGTTAGAACTAACACAGCAGGTTTAGTAAACTACATTTACAATCTTGTAGCAAGTGATATTTTAACAGTATACGAAGGATATAGAACTGAATTAGCATCAATTACTAATCAATTAGGTATTAAGATTGCTGGATTTACAAGTAAAGAAAAATTTAATATAATTCTTGACAGTAGATCGCCTACGCAATCTCAGACACAAGATGGCATATTTGTTCCTCAAGAAAATTATCAAGTTTTCTTAAACACAAGTAGTCCTAGTGAACTAGCAGTGTTTAGTGGTATTATTGCAGAACGCACTGAGTTAGGATATGTAGTAAGAGGATACAATATTGAAAAACCGTATTTTGAATACTATACAGCTAGAGAAGGATCGTCTGCTAGTACAGTAACAGTTGGTGGAATTTCTGAAAAGGTATCTCCTTGGGATTCTAATACCTCTTATCTTAGCGGCGAAGTAATACAGCATAATAATGCATATTATAGAGTAATTAATTCTTTTACTACTAGTTTAACATTTGATACTAATAATATAGTTAAACTTCCTACATTGCCACTAAAGGGTGGAAGAACAGCGCAGTTTAAGAAAGACTTTGATACTGCTGAAATTAAAACTCTACAATACGGCAGTCGTCTTAACACTGCACAAGAAGTAGTTGATTTTATTCTAGGATATAGTGTAAGACAAAAAGAAATTGGATTTAGTTTTGAAAATGTTATTGATGGTTCAAATTCAGTTGAAAATTGGAGTCAAAGTGCAAAAGAATTTTTATTCTGGACAACACAAGGTTGGGCAAATAGTTCTTTAATTGCACTAAGTCCTGCTGCAAACTTGTTAGAATTCCAACGAGATTATTATGTAGTTGACAACATCAAAGACGAGTTCTACGGTTATAGTATTTTTAAAGCCGACGGGCAATTCTTAGCTTCAGAATTTAACAGCCTGTTAAGAGATCAAAATAGTTTTGGTATTGAAACAGTTGGGACCGATGAAGGATTGTATCACGTATCGCTACCGCTAGTCCAAAAAGAACATGTTGTACTATTAGACAATACAACAGATTTTAATGATACAATTTACAACCCGAGAACTGGTTACAGACAAGAAAGAGTTCGTGTCAACGGTTATAGATCAGATAATTGGAATGGTGGACTCAACATTCCGGGATTTGTTTATGATGATGCAAGATACACTGACTGGGCGCAATGGAAAGATTATGTTATTGGTGATATTGTAAAATATAAACAATACTATTATGTTGCAACTAGCAATGTAAGCGGATCACAGAACTTTAATTCTACATTATGGTATCGCCTAAACGAAAAACCAGTATCACAACTAATGACTAACTTTGATTACAGAGTTACACAGTTTACTGATTTTTACGATTTAGATTCAGATAGTTTTGATATCGAACAACAAAAAATGGCACAGCATTTGATAGGTTATCAAAAGCGCCAATACCTTGCAAATATAATCAATGACGATGTAAGCCAGTTTAAATTCTACAGAGGCGCAATTGCTGACAAAGGCACAATGAATGTGTTTACTAAATTGTTTGATGCGCTAGGTAATACAACTGACAACTTACAGTTCTATGAAGAATGGGCAATCCAAGTCGGCCGCTTTGGCGCAGTTGATGATGTTCAACAAATAGAATATAACTTAAAACAAGATAAAATGCAAGAGTCGCCTCAAGCAGTTGAACTTGTAAGTTCGTTGCCTGCAACAAACTTTGATAAAATTTATAGAATTTTACCAAACGAAGTGTTTGACAAACCTGCAGGATATACACATGCACCGTTTCCTACTAAAACAATAACTAGCGAATATATTAGAACTGCTGGTTATACAAACGAAGATGATGTTGATTTTGTTGTTAGCAACATGATAGATTTGTCAGCAGTAGATACTAATCAAATTAAACTAGGCGACACTATTTGGATAACTGACACAGATAATAAATCGTGGACAGTAATGCAATTGGTTCGAGCAAATGTAAACGCCCTCAAAGTAAACACACTTATTCGAGAAATAGCAGACAATGGTTTAAATCTAGTTGAAATAACATTAGACAAATGGGCAGTTGGGATACTATCGGTAGGCGACTATATTGGCGTTCGCGGAGCAACTGCATATTCAATCAATGGATTGTATGAAATTGATAATATCAATCTTAATACTATTCAAATAAGAGTTCCATCAGGTAATGACATTTCAAATTTTGAAGAAGAAAAATTTGCAATGTCTAAGTTAAGAACTGTAAGAGTTGAAGACGTTACTGGAATTAATGCTGCAACTAATCAAGACATTTATAGCAAACAACGTCTATGGATTGATACATATAATAGTGAATGGGCAGTATTAGAAAATAATGCAGTTTATTTAAATTCTCAAGCAATCACAAACCCATCAGAATACGATAGTACTGATCAGGGATTTAGTAACAGTGTTGCAATAACAAAAAATAATACTAATGTTTTTGTGTCAGCACCTAATGATGCCAATGGCAAAGTATCAGTGTATAGAAGAACTAGAGAATCTTCAAATCTGTTATTAGATCAAGAAATTACTATAGAAAACGACAACTTGTTTACTCGTGCTAATAGTAATTTTGGAAGAAGTGTTGCAGTATCGCCTGACGGCGAATATCTTGTTGTAGGTATTCCGCAAGCTAGTGATGTTAACACTCGCCTATCATATAAAACAGATGCTGCTACAGGATTAAGCACATTTGATTTCCAGCCAGATGCAAACTATATTAAAAATGATATTGTACGTTATAGAGAGAGCTTGTGGAAAACAAATAGAGCAATTCTTCCACAAATAGCCAACCAACCATTTAGTACGTTTGATACATATGTAAACATTGCTAGTGCAGCAGATGCTGACAGCACCACTCTAAACTTATTAGTTACTGGCGACCCGGGGTTACCAAACAACACAGTTAGTCATTTATTAGTACGTGCTCCTGAAGACATGTATATTGGTACAACTGCAGGCGATACTGTAAACTTGTACTGGAATAGACGTAGTTTTGCATATCCAACACTAGATAACTACCTTCCATTTGCTGGAGTAATTCCTCAAATTACAATAGATTTTATAAGCCAAGATCATACCATTATTGAAAAAATTGACCATGTATTTTTTGTTGATACTTTTGTGACATTGCCAACTGTAGGTGCTACTGTAACAACCGATAGTGGCAGTGCAACAGTAGCATATGTTGGCAATCGCAGAGATAGTGCAGTAATTTATGTTAAAAATACTAATGGTGTTTTTGATATTACTGGAGAATTGTTTATTGAAGAGCTAGACTTTGTGGGATTTTATACCGAAGAGTCGACATACAGCACAACTGATGCAGTAGGCGGCTTTTGGATGATTGCTGCGCCTGCATATTTAAACAATAGCACCTATTATGATACAGCCCGCGGCTTAGTTTATGCAGACGTTAGATTACAAGGATCTGCAAGAAGTCTCAACGAATATTATAACATTCAAGACACTGTAGGTACAATTGGAATTTATGTAACTAACAAGAATCAAGCAAGCTATATTGAACAGTTATCATATCGCGGCGATCCAGCTAACCAAGATGCTGCTGACGGAGTTGAGAGAGATCTTCCTAGCAATAAATGGGTAGCACGAGCAGGAAAATTGTTTACTGATAATTTAACTATTGGAAATACTACTCAGTTTAGATTGTATGATCTTGACAATAGAACTATTGACGTTGCTAGTGCGGGATTTACTTACGATATTTTTAACAAACAACAAACAATTGTTGATTTATGGGACGGATATATTGACTTTACACTAAGTGAATTTGACTTCCAAGGATTTGCATACGAACCACAAGTTGGCGACGTCCTTGAAGATGTACAAATTCCTAGAGACGGCCAAGGCGGCTTAGCTCTAACTACTATTACAACTAGTAGTGCTGAAGTAATGTTCATGCAACGTAACTTTACCAGCGTTAGAGTTTATGTAAAGATTGTTCCAAATTTAAACGGCACTACCGGTACTTGGACACAACAATCAAATATTGGCCGATTCCAGTTGCGCAGAAGAGCCAACCCAAGTTTAAGATCTGGCGATGTTGCTCGTACAATTGGTACAGTGACAGACATTAATAATAGTATTGTACTAGGTACATCTTTAATTGGTAAGCTAGTAGTATTTGAACACACTAGCACGTTTGATATTGTTTCTAATCCAACTATTGTTGACGAAGAATATTGGTTCTTTGACGAAACAATAGAGTCAGGAATTCAAAGATTACCAAATCCTCCGTACAGCTTAAATAAAGACTATACACAAATCTATAATATTCCTGCAGAAAAAACAGGATCTAGTTCTTCAATGGAAAACGAAGGTGCTATTGCTATCTATAGAAAATTGCGTGACGGTACTTATAGATTCCAAACTGTATTTGTATCAGAATATAGAGCAGCAAATAGAAACTTTGGTTCTAAAGTTGCAATAGTACAAACTGGCAACTACTACACACTACTAGTTGCTAGTGATAGTATTGCTAGTGCCGGCGAAACTGATAGTACTGGCAGAAGAGTACAACCTGGTGCAATTGAAATATTCCGCCATGGAACAAAAGCAACTGACAGCTTTAAGGGTGAATATCAATTAATAGCATACTCAGTGGGCGACATTGTAATATACAAAGACGATTATTATATTGCACTTAAAAATACAACTGCTGACCAAAATGTTATAATTGATCCGATTTATTGGAATAAAATTAGCTGGAAACACGGTAAAGATTCAAACTTCCGCGGCGCATTTGACAGCACTTACACCTATAAAAAGGATAACATTGTTGTACACGACAATGTATTGTGGAAAGCACTAACAAATATTGCAGTAGGCGCAGCAATTCCTAGTGTTTTAAATAACTCTTGGATAGAAGTTACCACAGATGTAGATTATTTAGGATACTTGCCAAACTTAACTGCAAATGCATTTTATGATGAAGCAGTATTTGATCCTATTGAAAACATATTAGAATTTAGCAAGAGCTTTGACATCAGCGATGATGCTCAAGTATTAGTTGTAACAAGTACACAGACTGATACGTCTAGTACAACAAATACAAAACTTGCAATCTATCGTGCAATTGAAGATAAATTTGTATTAGATCAAGTAATTGCTGCTCCTACTGATGTAGACGCCTGGGGCGACAAAGTTAGCATGAATCCAGTAGGAACACAAATTGCTGTAAGTTCAATGCTAAACGATTCTAACAAAGTTAATCAAGGTGTTGTATATGTTTATACACAAACAGCTGGAACATTTACTTTAACACAGACACTAACGCCGCCAAATAATGAAGAAAGCGAAGGCTTTGGCTTTGGTCTATCTTACGGCACTGATAACTTAGTAGTATCGAGCTTAAATGGTGATCAGACAATACCAACTACGTTTGACGTTACAGTGTTTAGTGCTACAGAAGATACTGCAACAACATTTGATAACGAGTTTACAAACTTTAGAAATATTAAACTTGACAAGGGTGTGGTATACGTTTATGAAAATATTAACAATAACTTAATATATTCAGAGCAATTTGTTTATCCATTAACACAAACTACGTTTGGTGAGAACATCTATACTAATAACAATCATGTATATATTGGTATGCCAGATCAAGTTGACGGCGATAGCAAAGGTATGCTGCTTGACTTTAGAAAAAATGAACGCACATTTGCATGGGGTGTTATTAGCGAAGGTATTACTCCAGTAGACGTTGAGAACATGCGCGGCATGTTCTTGTATAACAAGCGTGAAAATCGTATTGTAAGTTATATCGATTACATTGACCCAGTACAGGGCAAAATTGCAGGACCAGCAGATCAAGAAATTACATTTAAAACACCATTTGATCCAGCAGTATATAACACAGGAAATACTTCAGATAGCTCAGTTGATCCTAACAGAGCATGGACAGAAAAACACGTAGGACAAGTTTGGTGGAATATATCAAGTGCTAAATTTGAACACGCATACCAAGGATCGACAACATTCCAAAAAAATAACTGGAACAAGCTAGCCGCTGGCGCAAGAATTGATGTATTTGAGTGGGTTGAAAGTAACTTCATTCCAAGTATATGGGATAGTATTGCCGATACTCCTGACGGAATAGCTGCCGGAATTAGTGGTATTAGTTTGTTCGGCGATGCTAGATACTCAACTAAAATAATATATGATAATATTAGTAAAACGTTTGCTAACAGATATTATTTCTGGGTAGTTAACAAAGTTACTGTTCCAGTAATGGAAAACAGAAAACTAAGCATTAGAGATATTGCAGCACTAATTGAAAATCCAAGAACACAAGGGTATCCATTTGTAAGCTTACTTTCTAATAGCAAGTTTGTTCTTAATAACTTTGATACACTTATCAATAGTGACGATTTAGTATTAAATATAAAATATTCTACAGGTCCTAAACGATCACAAAATGTACATAGCCAGTACAAATTAATATCAGATGGTTTAAGTACAAGTAGACCAGATCCTGATATTGAACGTAAATGGTTTGACAGTTTAATTGGTTTTGACGACAATAATAGAATTGTTCCAGATCCTAGTATTACTATAAAAAATCGTTATGGTGTCCAAAATCGTCCAAGACAAAGTATGTTTGTTAATAGATTTGAAGCATTAAAACAAACTATTGAAAGAATAAACTTAAAGTTAGCAGAAAATCTTATAGTCGACGAATATGATATTTCGTCATTAACACAACAAGATACTAAGCCTACTTTAATATCTCAAGATTATGATTTAGCAGTAGATACTTTAGCTGAACTTGTATTTGTAAGTACAAATAAAATTACACCTGCGGTATTAACGCCAATAATTACTAATGGTCGAATTTCTAGAATTAATATTACTAATGCAGGCAGAGGTTATAAAGTGGCCCCTAGCTTTAAAATTAATGGCAAAGGAACTGATGCAGAGTTTAATGTTACTATTAATAACTTAGGTCAAATTACTTCGGTTAAAATTACTAACGCCGGTAAGGGGTACGATGCAACCACTAACATTACAGTTAGACCATTTACAGTTTTAGTTAATGCTGACGAAAGTATACAAGACAAATGGGCATTATATTCTTGGAACGGAAGTGCTTGGTACAGAAGAAAACTACAAAGTTATAATGTTGATTTGTTTTGGGATTATATAGACTGGTATGCCCCTGGATTTAATCAGTTTACAAATATTAATAATACAATTTTAGGATCTTATCAGTTACCTAGTTTAGATAATAATATAGGTAACATTGTAAAAATTGAAACAGTTGGATCTGGCGGTTGGTTATTACTACAAAAAGTGGACGATCAGGATACTGAAGATTATACAATTAACTATAATACTATTGGTCGCCAAAACGGCACAATACAGTTTAAAGATACGCTGTATGATTATGGCAAAAATACTGTAGGTTTTGACAATCGCAGTTTTGATAGTAATTTTTACGATAACAATCCGAGTGTTGAGTTAAGAATTATACTTGAAACTATTAGAGATAATATATTTGTAGGTGATTTAGAAATTGAGTATAATCAATTGTTTATGGCTGCATTGCGTTATGTAATGTCAGAACAACAATCAGTTGATTGGATGTTTAAAACTAGTTTTATAAAAGCAAAGCATAATAGAGAATCATTAAATACAAAAGATATAACATTTAATAATGAAAACTTAGCAAGCTATCAAGACTTTGTTGACGAATTTAAACCTTATTCAACAAAGGTACGAGAGTTTGTTAGCGAATATACATCATTAGAACCTACAAATAGTAGCATTAGCGACTTTGACTTGTCTCCTGTTTACAATAAAACTACAGGAACTATTCAGCCAAGTAACGCAATTGTTGTCAACGGTGTAGTTACGAATGAAAATCTTGATACTACTACATATCCACGTAAAAATTGGAAGGATAATCACGGTTATCAAGTAACTGAAATTAAGTTAGGCAGCAGCGGCAGCGGCTATACGTTCGAACCTATTGTTAAATTAGTAGGCGGCAACGGCACTGGCGCAACAGCAAAGGCGTATTTAGGTTACGGCAACATCACTAGTATTAAAGTTACTAATCCGGGAAATGGTTATACAAGTGCTCCTACAGTTGTTATAACAGGATCACAGTTAGATACTGGAACAGCTCCGGCAGCAACAGCAGTACTAGGCAACGGCGTTGTAAGAACTCCGCGTGTTAAGATTAAGTTTGACAGAATTTCTGGAACATTTACATTTACGTCTTTAGCTAAAACTGAAACATTTACAGGTACTGGATTTGAGTCACGTTTCTTCTTAGAATGGCCAATGGATCTTGATGTTAAGAAAGTAAAAGTATATGTAGATAATATTTTACAGTTGCGTAGTAAGTACACATTTGAAAATATTGAAAATACAGATAAGACTTATATTAGAGAACAAGGCAAGGTATTATTTACTACTCCGCCTAAGCCAAATGCAGTTCTCCGTATAGAATACAATATTCCGTTAAGCATGTTAAATGCGGCAGATAGAATCAATTTAGCGTACAATCCAATTGCAGGAATGTATGGTAAAGAACTAGCGCAGCTAATGACAGGCATTGACTACGGCGGAGTTGAAGTCCGTAGCTTTGGCTTTACTGGCGCCGCGGGATTTGATACTGCTCCTTGGTATACTGATAACTGGGATGAGTTTGATAACACATTTGAAGATGAAGTATTTACAGCAGACGGCTCAACAATTGCAGTACCGTTAAGTGCAGCTTTAGAAACTGGCGTTGTTTATAACCTTTATAAAAACGGTGTAAGAATTGATGATCCTAATTTTGATGCAGCTACTCCGACTAATGTAAATGCTATTACAAACAGCATTACAGGTGACGGCACAACTGATATAATTTATGTACAAGATTTAGGCATAGAATTACTAGACGGCGATGTATTTGTTGTAAGAAAAACTACAAGTGATGGTAGTGTTATTCCTGACGCTACTAGCTATGACACTGCACTAAGCGGCGGCGACCTAGCTTATACATCAGCTCGCGGTATTGCAGCAGAAGAAATTATTGTAGACGGCGACGGATTTGTTACTCCTACAACTAGTGCCGGACCTGAAGAACTAGTACCCGGACAAATTCTTGACACACTTGATATTAAAGTTTACACAAGAGACAGTGCAGGCCAAGGCGTTATTAACAGTCAAAGCTATATTATGGATAGCACACTAACTTACAATTTAGGTGTTACTCCGAGCAGCAAAGATGCAGTTATTGTAAAAGTTGCTAACGTTATATTACCGCAAACTGATTATACCATTAACTGGGCAGCTAATACTGTAACATTAAACTCTGTAACACTAGGAGCAGAGCTTACTATTGTAACAGTTGCACAAGGAACTCAAAATATATTAGACTTTGGACAGCTTGTCGGTGATGGTTCAACTACTGAATTCGAAACAACAGTTGATTGGATTGAAGGCGCAAGCGTATATGCAAGCATCAACGGTGTGCAACAAGCAGTCGTTGCATTTAAGTCAGAAACTACTACTAAAACAGTTATTAGATTTAACGAAGTAGTAGCTAACAATTCAGCAATTAATTATACTGTATTTGCAGCAGACACTGAAGTTAACTACAGTCAAATTACTAAAGATACATTTACTGGTAATGGAACTAATGCAGCGTTTACATTAGCAAATGCACCATTGTATGCTATTCCGTCAGAACATAATGTAATTGTTAAAGTAGACAACACTATTCTAAATGCAGGATATAATATACAATATACAATTCCTGAAAATAATCAACGTGAATATCCATTAGAAATATTCCAGATGCCGCAAGGTAGTTTGGATGTTGAAGATGTTAAGGTATTCTTAAACGGAGTTGAAATTACAACTCCTACACAATGGCGTTTTGAAATTGCTAATAGTAGTATTACACTGTCGGACGAAATTGGTGTACCGGGCGACTTAGTTGAAATGTATGTAATTACAGACGGCGATTATAGAATTTCTGGAACTACAGTTACTTTAGATACTGCACCTGTTAACGGAGCAGTTGTCGAAGTGATACAATTTACAAATCACGACTTGTTAGGTATTGAACGTATCAATTACGATGTAGTGTCAAGAACTACACTAATACCAGAAGATGTAGATTATATTACCTACAACAGACTAACAGTTGGAGAAATTACGCTACGTGCGCCAGCAGTTGATGCACAGTACGTTTGGGTAAGTGTAAACGGTGAGTTACTATCACCTAGTGTAGATTACTATGTCACAGATGACAAGTTAAAAGTGCAATTAGTTAGACAGCCAGCAGCAAATGATGTTATAGATATTGTTCACTTTACTGCACCTGTAATTACTCCTAAATTTGCATACAGACAGTTTAAAGATATGCTAAACAGAACACATTTTAAGAGACTTGATACTGCACCTGCTAAACTAGCACAAGCATTAAACTATTACGATTTAAGAATCGAGTTAGATAATGCAAGTAGTTTGTCAGAACCAAACAAGGGACAAAATTTACCAGGCGTAATTTTTATCGAAGGCGAACGAATTGAATACTTTGTAAAAGAAGGCAATACTCTGCGCCAACTACGTAGAGGTACGCTAGGAACTGGCGTTAAAAACACATATGCAATTGATACTAAAGTATACGACCAAAACATAAGTAAAACTGTTCCGTACAAAGATCAAACTCTAGCGTCTAACGCCACAGCAGACGGTGCTACAAGCGTATTTGAAATTGGATACCCAGTAGCATCAATAAATGAAATTGAAGTGTTTGTAGGCGGTGTGCGTATGCGTAAGACAGCACTAGATGTGTTTAGCCCGCTAACTGCTCTAGACAGTCCAGAAGGTGATGCTACAGTTGCAGCAGACTTTACTTTTGATGCAGTTACTAATGCAATTACAATGCTTGCTACTCCATTAGCAGATACTAGAGTAACGGTTGTGAAAAAAGTGGGCCAAAGTTGGACAAATAATGGAACATCACTAGGTGATACAGAAAATAGCATTGCAAGATTCTTACGTGCCGGAACATCTGCGCTACCTGAATAAATACAGTATAGGAAAAATAAATGAGCGATAACATGCAAGACACAAACGGAGTACTAGTACAAGGGCATATCAAAATTTTTGATCCCGAGTCACAAAAAGTATATATTGACAAGCGCAATGCAATTCATTATGAGAATATGAGTCTTGCATTAGCCGAAAGTTTAAGTAATGCTGGACAAGGATTTATATATGAGATGAGCTTTGGCAACGGCGGCACAAGCGTTGATCCAACAGGCATTATTACATATCTAACACCTAACAGCACAGGAACAAATGCAAGTCTATACAACCAAACCTATACTAAAGTTGTTGATGATAGAAGTGTAAACAATACCGATCCTGCAAGAAACAAACTAGAAACTCGTCATGTAAGCGGCACTAACTATACTGATATTGTAGTAAGTTGTTTACTTGATTACGGCGAGCCTAATGGGCAAGATGCATTTGATACTGCAAGTGCAACTGACAGTCCGTATGTGTTTGACGAATTAGGTCTGCGCAGTTACAGTACTAGCGGTACTGGTAGATTAATTACGCATGTTATTTTTCATCCTGTACAAAAATCACTTAATAGATTAATTCAAATTGACTATACAGTGCGTGTACAAAGTTTAGCAGGTTAAGGAGTAAATTATGCCATATACAATAAGTTACACTGACACTGTTAACAAAGGTGTCATAACAGTTGAAGATAACACACTTAATAGCGAAACTACTTTAAATTTTCCAGGTAGGGGCGAAACAGCATACGGTTCTTCTATAAACACCAATTTCTTACATCTATTAGAAAATTTTGCAAATACAACAGCGCCACCACGCCCAGTTGAAGGACAACTTTGGTATGATACTACCTCGGGCGTTGACCAACTTAAGGTATATGACGGAACTAATTGGGTAGCAAGTGGCGGACTTAAAAAAGCCAGTGCAGCTCCGGCAGTGGCAAATTCAAGCGCAGGCGACTTGTGGGTCAACACTGAAAGTCAACAACTTTATTTGTTTACTGGATCAGCTTGGGTACTTGTAGGCCCAGACTTTAGTGACGGTCTATTAACAGGCGCCCAAGCACAAGCAATTGTTGGCGTTGACGACGTAACTTACAATGTACTATCAATTAAAGTTGAAGATCAGCCAGTAATTATTATTAGTAGTCAAGGTTTTATACCAAAAACGTCGATTAAAGGATTTAGAACAGGTATTAACCCTGGTATGAATATTGCTAATGAAGCAATTGTAGGTACACAGGCATTAAAATATTACGGAACTGCCGAAAAAGCAGAAGCACTAGTTGTAGGAAATGTATCGATTCCGGCAAGTAATTTCTTAAGAGGCAATGCTGCAAGTAGCACAGATTTTCAATTAAGTGTTAAAAGCAATGACGGTATTAAAATAGGTACAGGCGGCCAACTAAGTTTAGGTATTGACGGCGAAACAGGCGTTATACAACATAACACAAGTGGATCGAGTATTGACATTAGAATGCGTAACGGTAACTTAACTCCTACAGTTATGAGCATTAACAGTGACGGCAATGTAGGATTCAATAACGGCGCACCCGAACAAGCAGTTGATATTAAAGGAAATATTAAACTTTCTCCTAAAGTAGGCGAAGCTGAAACTGGAGTGCTACAACTTACAAGTATAATTAACTCTACATCAATCGGAACTGGTAGTATTATTACAACAGGTGGTATCGGCGTTGCACTTAATGCATACATAGGCGGCGATGTTGACATCGGCGGCATATTACAAACTGGTAATATTGCACCTGATACTCCTAGTGCAAGAAATATCGGTACTACAAATAACAAATATGATCAAATATATGCTACAACATTCTTTGGCAACCTTCAAGGAAACGTAAGTGGTACAGTTAGCGGTAGAGCAGGCAGTGCCGACAGACTAGCAAGTGCTACAACTTTTGCACTAAGCGGCGACGTTAATCCTGCAAGTTTTGAATTTGACGGACAAACTGGCGGCAGTACAAAAACATTCAATGTAAGTATTGCAAACAGTTTTATCTCAAATAAAACTGTAACATACGATGCAGGAAATGCAGACGAATTACTATTAAATGTAACTACAGGCACAACTGGCGTATACAGAATTACAAAACGTAATTTCTTAAAATCTATTCCTCTTGTTCCAGCAGGCGCAATGATGCCATATGGAGGCGAAGAAGCACCAACAGGTTGGTTGTTATGTGACGGTAGTGAAATTAAAAAATCTGACTACAATTTGCTATGGTTAGCAATACAACATAACTTTAAAGATCCTAGTTTAGTTAGTGATAACGGTGTTGCTTATTTTACGTTGCCAGACTTTAGAGGACGTTTTGCACTAGGTCTTGACAACATGGGCGGCCCAAGTGCAAACAGAGTGACTGGTATTGCTGCTGATGCAATTGGCGGAAACGCAGGAACAGAAACAAAAACTATTGCAACTGATAATTTACCAGAACACGAACACGATTTAGAAGGCGAAAGCGGTACACAATTCTACGGAATTAGAGTAGGCGCCGGTGAACCTGTAGATGAAAATGCTATTACATTACCTATTGAGCCCGGATTAGGCGGTACACAAGGTATTGCTGCAAGCGGCGGCGTCAAAACAGATGCAACACTAGGAACACCATTAGATGTTATGAATCCTTTCTTAGCAGTCAATTACATTATCTATACTGGAGCATAACATGAGTTATCAACTAAACAAAACAGACGGTACATTATTGCTAGATCTAATCGATGGTCAAATTGATACTGTTAGTACAAACCTTACATTAGTTGGTAGAAACTATTCAGGGTACGGCGAATATTTTAACGAAAACTTTATTAGACTATTAGAAAATTTTAATAATAGTGCTGCACCGAGTAATCCTTTAACAGGACAACTTTGGTGGGACAGTAGTGATCAGCGATTAAAGGTGTATGATGGAACACAATGGAAGGCTAGTGGAGGCCCAATTGTACAAAATACTCGTCCACAAATGGTTGCAGGCGATGTGTGGATTGATAATCTAAACAATCAAGTATATGCATTTGACGGTACTGACTTAATGCTTATGGGGCCGCAATATACAGTAACTCAAGGCAAAAGTGGATTTGAAATAGGTAGTATTCTTGATTCACAAAGCCGTTCACGCACTGTTGCATATTTGTATGTAGGTGGAATATTATCGGCAGTAATTAGTAATATCGAATTTACTCCAATTTATGCACAGCGCATTTTAGGCCTTGTTACAGCATCAAATCCTAACGGTATTATTAGAGTTGGAATGAACATAATTGATACTGCTAATTTTAAATTTAGAGGAATTGCAGATTCTGCAAACTCTCTTGTTACTGCTGGTGGCGTAGTTAGAGCTGCTGACAGTTTCCTTCCATCAACTGCAAATGGTATTACAACAGGCACACTAACAATTCAAAACTCAGGCGGTTTAACAATTGGCCTATCACAAAACAACGTACAAAAAGTTGTAGGTCCTAGATTTTATATTGAAAACCAACTTACTGATCACGATTTAAGTTTACGGGTTAAGTCAAGTACGTTTGGTGCTATTTCAGTTGATGCAATTTATATTGATGCAAGTACAGCTAGAGTTGGTATTTTTACAACTAATAGACTTCCGGAATACACCTTAGACGTTGCAGGCGATCTGCGTGTTACTGGCGATTTAATTGTTGAAGGCGCAAGAGTAGCATTAGATGTTCAAACACTAAGAGTTGAAGATAAAGTTATTGAAATTGGCGTACTAAATGATAGTACAGAACTTACAGATGCACAAGCAGATGCTTCGGGTATACAGGTTAATAGCAAAAACGGTAGCAAAGATATTCTTTGGAAGGTTGCTACTAATGCATTTACTTCAAATGTAAACTTTGATTTATTAAACAGTACACAAAGTTACAAAATTGGCGGCGTTGATAAACTTACAAATACTAGCTTAGTAAATATTACTAAAGCACTAGACTTAGATCAAATCGGTACATTAACAGTATTGCAAGTTGATGAAATTAACATTAACGGTAAAGTTATTAGTTCTACTAATGATATGGCAATTACATCAACTAACGGTATTGCAATTACTGCAGGCGCAGCTATTAATATAACTGATGCCCAAAAAATTACTGGTGTGGGAAAAGCAGTTAGTGCAAGAAAAGCAGCTGAATTATCTGCAACAGAATCAACAGCTGGTACAGTCACAACAAAAGAATATGTAGATGAAGAAATAGTAACAGAAACTATTGTATTCAGTATGGATATTACTGGACTTGGAACTGATGCAACACTACAAAATGCAGTAGCAGGATATTTAGATGATTTATATCCAGCAGCAACTCTAAACACTAATAAAATTGCACGTATACATACAACATCTTATGCTGGAGCAACAGTGCAAGGTGTAGATGTTGAAAGTGCAAAAAATGTAAGTTATATTGCTGTCGATAGTAATGGAACTCAGAACGAATCAGTAGTTCAAGACGTTAGCTTTGCTGCCGAAGGTGCAAGCGGACTAGTTGTTCTTACACCGGCTAGAACACTAATGACATATAAATCTAACGGAACTACTTGGGCATACCAGTCAATAACTGTGTATCCGTAAAAACGATAAATAATATAATAGCACTAGGGGTTACATAATAATGGCATATGCAATAGACAGATATAACAACACACTGTTAACTACAGTGGAAGATGGTACAGTTGACCAAACAACTGACCTTAAATTCATCGGTAAAAACTACGCAGGTTACGGCGAAATACAAAATGAAAACTTTTTGTTCTTGCTTGAAAACTTTAGCGGAGCAAATCAGCCAAGTAGACCAATTAGCGGTCAAGTTTGGTTCGACAGCGGCACAAGTAAATTAAAATTTTATGATGGCGCAAAGTGGCGCACTACAGGCGGCGCCGAAGTTGGCGCAACAGAGCCAACAGGATTAGCTACTGCTGATTTTTGGTGGGATACCGGTAATGATCAGTTATATGTGTACAACGGTACAAACTTTGTACTTATAGGGCCACAGAACGCAGGCGAAGGCGTAACCCAAATGCAAAGCCTTGAAGTTCTTGATACTACAAGTGCTACAAGAGGATTAATTGCCTCTGTTATTGAAGACGAAACTATATTTGTTATAAGCCCAACGCAATTTGATTTAAATGCAAGCCAAACAGCACTAATTGCACAAGGATTCGACAGAATTTATAAAGGTATTACACTAAGAAATACTAAATTAGCAACAGCCGGTGTTACTAGTACTACTGATAGATTCCATGGCACTGCAACAAATGCTGATAAATTAGGTGGTATTGCTGCTGCAAACTTTGTACAAACTGGTGTAGGTAACACAATATTTACAAGCTCAGTTGAAATACCAGACGATGGTATATTAATTGGCGATTCAAACGATTTCCAACTTATAGTTGATACAAATGGGTTTGATGGAGTTATTCAAAACGTTACTACTAACGGTGTAATTAAGTTTAAAGTTACTAGCGGCGCAGGCGCATTAACACATGTTGCAACAGTGCAATCAACTGGAATAGTTCCAGCTGCTGATAATACATTTACATTAGGATCTGCTAGTTTTGGATTTTCAAATGTGTATGCAGCGACCTTTACAGGCGAAGCAACTAAAGCAGCTACATTAAGAGTTGGTAGCGATTTCCGCAGTGCAAGTTCAAGTGCAACAAACAATACAGTTGCAGTTAGAGATGCAACAGGTAACATTGCTGCAAATCTATTCCAAGGTACTGCAACACAAGCACGTTATGCTGACTTAGCAGAAAAATATACTACAGCAGAAGAATTAGCACCTGGCACAGCAGTAGCAGTGTGTAAATGCGAAGATCATGAAGTAGAACCTGCAACATCAAGTAATCATTGCATTGGAGTTGTTTCAACAAATCCAGCAATTATGATGAATAGTGAAGCTGAAGGGCAATATATAGCACTTAAAGGACGAGTTCCTGTAAGAGTTAAGGGTGCAGTTGTTAAGGGTCAAGCAATATATGCAATGGCAGACGGCGTAGCCACTACACTTGCAACAACAGCATTAGTTGGAGTTGCTTTAGAAAGTAACAGCGATGAGGGTGAAAAATTAGTCGAATGCGTACTTAAGGTATAAGGATCCATCATGGCAGATATTACAGCAGCACGAATTAACAATTTACAATCTAGTATTGCACTTATATTAGGCACAGGTTCTGGACAAAACGGTTACGGACAGCCTGTTACTAGTTTACCAGTTAACAACACCGGAGACGTAGTTGAAGCTGCGGATATTAACACAATATATGCAGACATTCTTAAAGCAAGAGTTCACCAAGTAGGCGCAGGCGATATTGGCATTGCTGAAGTTGTACAAAATCTTAATACAGTTGCTGAGGCAACAAGTACATTTGTTAGTAATGCTGGTATCACTAGTATCGACCCAGATGGATTTAAGAAAGGCATTTTAGATTTTGAAGGCCTTATGGCACAAGTCCAAGCGGATAAAGCAGTAATGCATCCTACACAAGCTGCATTAGAACCTGCAATATCAAGTGCTAGATCTAGTACATGGAATGGTTTGATTTATCACGAAGTAACTGCTACATTTAGTTCAGCCAACGCCAGACGCTTTTTCTTTAATACAGGCGGCGAAATTAGAATAAGTGCTAATAATACTGGAGCAGTAACTCCTAAAGGATTAGACTGGAATCAATTATGTTCGCAAGTAGGAACAATTAAATTTAGTGCAGAAACAACAGTTTCAACTACTGGCGGTGGCTCGTCGATTGGCAATTACGATTTAACAAGTGCGTATCAAGATATATACACAAAAGTAGGCAGCGGTACATATAGTGCAGTATACGCTGGTAATATTTATACTGTTAAAGCACGTTCTGATATTGATACACGTATTATTTTTAGAATTGAATTTAACGATGTAGTATTTGACAACAATATTGATAATAACGTTGACGGTAGACTTGAAAGTATAATACAACATTATCGTGCAAATAGCGGAGTTACAGTAGCTGCTCCGTCATATTTTAATACACACACATTGGCATAATCAGACTCTTTTGTATATAGAATATTTTTAAATAAATACTTTGATAATAAAAGAGATGATGAATGCCAACAACAATACTAGCAAGTAGATATAATACACTTCGTAATCAAGTAAATTTAGTACTTGGTACTTCTGCTGATATTAGTGCTACTTATGGCTACGGCCAACCTTTTAGCACAAGCAGTGTAGTTGGTACACGAACAGCACCGACTGTAGCAGATGCAGATAAAATATCTGCACAAGATTACGAAGATTTATATATTGATTTAATTAGGACACGTTCACATCAAGTTGGCGCATCGGTTGCAATTGATGAATTTGTAATCGGCGATTACGAGGTTAATACTGCAACTGCTGATAAAATTGAAGAAGCATATATTTTAGGATTAGAATCTTTAGCAACTAGTATTGCTACTGATAGATTAACTGTTGCTCCTGCTAACTTAACTATAGCTAGTTTACCAGCAGCAAGCAGCACTCGTCCTGCAAGCGCAGGTACATGGAACGGAACACTTAGTCATATTTTTACTGTAACATTTCCGTCTGTTGTTGCTAGGAGACATTTTTTTAACGCTGGCGGTGAAATTCGATTTAGTGCGTCAGTTGATTATACAGGAAGTCAAGCTAAAACAGTAGATTGGCAATCAATTTTAAGCATCATGGGAACAACTAGTTTCAAAGCAGAATCAACAGTTAATAATGTAGGAATTGGCTCTGGATCTAGTATAGGCAATTATGATCTTAATTCGACATATCAATTAGTTTATTCTACAACCGGCGGCGCAGCCTATTCTCGCAATAGTTATAATATATATGCTACTAATGAAACAACATTAGATGGTACATCTGCTATAAAATTTAAAGTAGAGTTTACAGACGGACTTCCTAATGATCTTACTTTTGGTATTGATGAAGCAGTATTTGGTACATTTAATAGTATTATATCAACAGCAACTCCTAGCAGTCAAATATCTATTAACGGAACAGTGCATGATGCAGTTATTATTGATTCTCCGCCAGTAGGAGCAACCATAAGAACATTATCAGGTGTTCTTACACCGAGTTATAATATTAGCGGACCTGCAAACGTTAACGAAGGTGCAAGTTCAGCATTTACAATTACAACCACTAATGTTTCAAACTCTACAACGGTATATTGGTCAACAAATGCAGTATCCGGCGGCCAGCCAACTGGCACAGATTTTACCGATGGAGTAACATCTGGTACAGTTACTATTAATAACAACACCGGTACAATTGCACGAACACTTAGCAATGACTTGACAACAGAAGGAGTTGAAAGTTTTTCAATTAGCTTACGGTCGGGCTCAGTTTCTGGAACAATACTAGCAACTAGCGGCATTGTTGCTATTGGTGATACTAGCACAACACCGGCAGCGTCACCTCCTCCCCCAGATCCGAGTCCGCCTCCGGGTCCAACTCCTACAGAATTTACTTTCTCAGTCAGTCCTGCTTCTGACATGAACTTTAATATACCGATATCTCAAGGCACTGTTAGCTATGCATATACAGTAACTTGCAGCAGTGGAAGCGGATCGATCACAGTTCAAGAAATAAGTAGACCTAGTCAGTGGAATGTATACGTAGACGGAGTAAGTAGTCCAGGAGCATCAACTACTTTCTCAATGAGCGCCGGCCAGAGTCGTTCGGTTATCCTTGGCATAGAACCATTAACTGTTGGCACAGGCACTGGCGGATTTGCCTTTTTAAAAGCTGAAGGTGACGGCCAGCGGTTTGATAGAAGTTGGTCAGGAACTGCAAGGCCGGCAGAACCGAGTATTAGCTTTACTCCGAGCTCTGGATATATCAATGATACAACTTATACACTATCATGGGATGATGCTGATGCAGGAGCAAGGACAGTTACACTAAATTCTCCTGAAGGACCGACATATAATACTACTGATCCTAGCGGGTCTACATCAAGCACATTGGGTATAGTCGGTACATGGAGTGCAACAATTGATACTAGTGGCGGAAGCGCATCTGCATCAGTAACCGTAAGTTCTCCTCCTCCGCCTCCTCCTGTAATACCGGCACCTAGTATTAGCTTTACACCGAGCTCTGGAACTATTAATAGTACCGTATATACTATATCTTGGAATGCTAATGGAGCATCATCAACAAGTGTAGTTATTACAGGGCCAGATGGCGGAACTATTCCTTTCAGCGAACCTTCTGGTAGTATATCAAGTACATTGGGTATAGTTGGTACATGGAGTGCTAGTATATCAACCGCCGGCGGATCAGCAAGCGATAGTGTTCAAGTAAATCCATAACCATTCTCTTCTTGACAAATTGTTAGTTTCAATATATACTAGTAATAATAAACTAGGAGTTTAACTATGGATGAACGATTAGAAAAAGCATTGAACTTTTCTAACTACATGCTAACACTTAATAATCAAAAAAGATTGATAGCAGAAAAATATCAAGAAGAACTAATTTATTTTTACAACGGGTCTCAGTTTAGTGTTACACGAGAATTAATTACATTTGTAAACTTAATGATAACTGCTGATCAAGACGATATTGTTATAACTGATGACAATAGTATTCCGTGTTTTATTGAAAATTTGTCAGAATTTTACGATGAAATTGTAAGTGTATACATGCTGGCATCTAATAGATATCATGCAGAATATTCAAAATTAAAAGCAAACCGTAGCGTAGAGAAATTAGTTGATTATGAGTAAAGGTGCATTTTTAATTGCACGAAATAACGGCCATATTGACTATGTAAAACAGGCAGTATTTCTTGCAAGGCGAATAAAAAAATATTTAGACGTTCCTGTAACTATTGCTACTGACAGTGTTGATTATTTAGAATCAACTTTTGGTGTAGCAGATTTTGATAGAGTCATTAGGCTAGAAAATACGCAAGATAGTAATTTACGTTATTATTTTGACGGTACTTTATCTAAACAAACAGCTAGTTTTAAAAATAACAACCGTGCAAGTGTTTATGATCTTTCTCCGTACGACGAAACACTGTTATTAGATACCGATTATATTATTTCAAACGAGTTATTAAAGTCAACTTTTGACTCAACATTTGACTTTATGTTATATAAGAAATCTAGTGACGTTGCAAACGTGCGCGACAAAAGAGAATTTGATAAAGTAAGCAACACTGGGGTTGATTTTTATTGGGCTACTGTTGTATTTTTTAGAAAAACAGAAACTAATAAAATATTCTTTGACCTTGTTGCGCATATAGAACAAGAATGGAATCATTATAGACGAGTTTACCAAATAACTTCTAGTTTATTTAGAAACGACTATGCTTTTAGTATTGCAATTCATATAATGAATGGGTTTGTACCTGGAGATTTTGCACAGCAATTGCCAGGTAGTATGATGTATACCACTGATAAAGATGTATTATGGCAGCTTAATGACGACGAAATGATGTTTTTAGTAGAAAAGAAAGAATACTTAGGCGAATATACTGCACTAAAGACGTCAGGACAAACTATTCATGTTATGAATAAATCTAGTCTCAATAGAATAATTGATCAGGAGTTTGCAAATGACTAAAGGAATTGTAGTTCTTGCACAAAATAACACAACTGACAATTATGTAGAACAGGCGTGTTTATTGGCAATGAGTTTGAAGCTGCACAACACCGTTCCTATTAGTATAGTTACTAATGATATAGTGCCGGACGAATATTGTCATTTGTTTGATCAGATTATTCCTATTCCGTGGGGTGATTCTGCAGCCTCATCAGATTGGAAAATTGAAAATAGATGGAAGTTGTATTATGCTACTCCATATAGAGAAACAATTATAATGGATACTGATATGTTAGTGTTACAAAACATTGACACTTGGTGGGATTTCTTATCAAAATACGAACTATTTTTTACAAGTAAGGTTTTAACTTATAGAGGCACGCCTGCTAATACTAGTTACTATAGAAGAACGTTTATTGATAATAATTTACCAAATTTATTCAGCGGATTACATTATTTTAAGAAGTGCGATTTTGCACATAAGTTTTATAACTTGTTAGATATAGTAGTAAAAAACTGGAAACCGTTTTATGAACAACATCTAGAAGCAACGCATCGACCTAAACATATGAGCATTGATGTGTGCGCAGCAATTGTTACACGTATATTAGATTGCGAATCTAAAATTACAAACACAGTGGTTACGTACCCTAGTTTTACTCATATGAAACCGCATTGTCAAGACTGGCACGAAGTTTACATTAATTGGCAAGATCAAATTGGAGTTTATATTTCAAAAGACGGAAGTTTAAAAATTGGAAATTATGCACAAACAGGAATTTTACATTATACTGAAAACGACTTTTTGACAAAGACTCCTGTTGTAGAAATATATAGGAGTTTGTTAAATGTCTAATCTACACGATTTAATTAAAAATTTGCAAGTTGGTGTAATTAGTACTAATTCATATGTATACTACGATAAAGACTCTGGCAAAATACATAAGATTAGCTCAACAAATACACCTGATGAGAATTTTGAAATTGTTGCAATCCCAAATAAAGAAGTAAATCCTATTCTTACAGGAGAAAAGCGTATAGACGAGTTTGTTATATTTTATGATGTTAGTTTAAAACAAATACGTCTAAAGCCTGTTACCTTTACTGGAATCCAATATACTGCATCTAATACATGTTATCAGTTACCTATTACAAATTCTGTTCTGTGTCACCAACTGCCTGTTGTTAGCACTAACAAGAATTCTGCTATTGACGATAATGATATTGTTGTGCAACAAGATATTGTTAAAAAACAATGGAATATTTTAATTAACCCGCATACTAAGAACTTCTTAATTAAAAATACTCACGGCTATGATGAGACATTAAATTTTAGTGTTACATCAAAGCACGATCCAAATATATTTTATAGAAGTTTAGAATGCACAGTAGGAGATTTATTGTCTGACGATATTACAAGTATACCGTTCAAATATGAAACAGAAAGTAGTGTAGATGACGTAAGTATATATACAGCAAAATACTTTGACAACTATGTACACGAGGTTATTTAATGGCAAAATTTAAACCAATCGACTGCGATATCATCTACCTTAGTTACGATGAACCAAACGCAGAAAAAAACTACGCAGACTTACTTACTAAAGTGCCGTGGGCAAAACGGGTACACGGCGTAGAAGGTAGTGATGCAGCGCACAAAGCATGTGCTAGACTAAGTGAAACAGATCGATTTATTACTGTTGACGGTGACAATCGTATTAAGGAAGAGTTTTTAAATCAAGAAATTGATTTTGATGAGCATGCTGATTTAAGCAGTAGTGTAATTAGTTGGGCTGGAAAAAATGTTATCAATGGATTGATCTACGGCAACGGTGGATTAAAATGTTGGCCTAAAGAATATGTACTCAAAATGAAAACACATGAGAATGCTGATCCGAATAATCAACATGCCCAAGTTGATTTTTGTTGGGATACAAAGTATATACAAATGGAAGGCACATACTGCGATGTGCATAACAACTCTACTGCACAACAAGCATGGCGAGCAGGTTTCCGTGAAGGTGTCAAGATGGCACTGGACCGCGGCTTGCGTGTTACTAAAGAAGAATTTGTAAAACTGCATTGGAAGAATCTACACAGACTTTATATTTGGCTCATGGTAGGAGCAGATGCAGAAAACGGTAACTGGGCTATACTTGGATCAAGAGCTGGATTATACATGACAATGTGTACAGACTGGGACTTTGTTAATGTTCGCGATTTTGAATATCTAAATGATTTATGGAAAGTTTCTTTTGAGTCAATTGAAGATGTTGAGTATGAAATAGAAGAATATGGTATTAAATTAATTGATCAACTGGATATTCCTATTGCTGAAGTGCCGTTAAATGCGCAACAAAGTAAATTCTTTAAAACAATTTACCAAAATCCTATGCGCATGTCAAACAAGTTTATGGAAAAAGAATGAAAAAAGATACACTATGTACAATACCTTGGATGCATTTAAATTTTGAACCAAATGGCAAAGTTGTTCCGTGTTGCTTAACTTCTTCGCACAACTATTTTGCAGGAGATCTTAATACAGAAAGTATTCAAGAAATTTGGAATAGTGACAACATGAAAGCTCTTCGAAAAGAGATGCTTAATGGTGTTGAACCAAAGATATGTGACAAGTGTTTTAATAAAGAAAAAGTTACGCCTGAAAGTGGAAGATTTTTTAATAACAGAGATTTTCCAGAAGTATTAGAAAAAATTCCAGAAATAACATTAGAAGATGGTACGTGTACTGAAATGGATTTAAAATATTGGGATTTTAGATTTAGTAACTTGTGTAATTTTAAATGTCGTAGCTGCGGCCCTCGGTATAGCAGTGCTTGGGTACCTGATGCTAAAAAACTAGGTTACACAGATCAAGAAAAAGTATGGAGCATCGGATCAGTTGATGATCAAACTAATTTTGATTTCCTCAAAGACCAAATTGATGTTGTAAAGCGTATATATTTTGCAGGCGGCGAACCTTTATTGATGCCCGAGCATTGGCAAATTTTAGACATGTTAGTCGAAAAAGAAAGATTTGATGTTAAGTTAAGTTACAACACTAATGCATCTGTTTTGTCTTACGGTAAGAAACATATTCTTGATTACTGGAGTAAATGGAAGTTTGGAAAATTAGAAGTGTGGCCAAGTATTGACGAGATAGGCGAAAGAGCAGAATTAATAAGATCAGGAACAGTATGGTCTAAGGTTGAAGAAAATTTAATAGAACTTACAAAGTATGAAAATATTATATTACGACCTGGTCTTACTATAGGTGCTTGGAATGTGCATCGATTGCCCGAAATTATCAATCATTTAATTTCTTTAGGAGTAATCAAAGGTCCTAATCCAAAAATAAAAGGTATTAAGTATAATAACTTCTTTATTAATTTATTAGAACACCCTGTGCATTATCATGTAAGCATTTTATCTGATGAATATAGAGAACAAATATCTGCAAAGTTAAATGCATTTATTATAGAATATAACGAAAAGTACAACACAGATATTGCACCGACGTTTGTACACATTTTATCTGAACTAAAGAAACCTTTTAATTTAAAAGCTGCAAAAAAATTCTTAGAATTAACTAATCAGTTAGATAAGTTACGCAATGAAGATACTTTTAAAGTATTGCCAGAAATGGAAGATGTTAAACGTAGTGTAGAGAGGCACATAAATGTATGATATTGTTTTCATAAGCTATAATGAACCTACTGCTGATGCAAATTATGCAGCACTAAAGGAAAGATTTCCAATAGCTAAACGAGTTCACGGTGTAAAAGGCATTCATCAAGCACACATTAAAGCAGCAAAAAAGTGCTTTACTAAAATGGTATGGATTGTTGATGCAGATGCAGTAATTAAAGAAGATTTTAACTTTGAATATGAAGTGCCCGATCATCAATTAGATCACGTACACGTTTGGCGCAGTCAAAATCCGATTAATGATCTAGTCTACGGGTACGGCGGCATTAAGTTATTTCCACGAAAAATGACAATTGATATGGATGTTAGTAAGCCTGACATGACTACAAGCATTAGTAATAATTTTGTATTAATGCCTTATATTGCAAATGTTACTGCGTTTAATACAGGCGAGTTTGAAACTTGGAAAAGTGCATTTAGAGAATGTTGTAAACTTGCAAGCAAAGTTATTGATAGACAAAAGTCAGAAGAAACTGATAAAAGATTGCACACATGGTGTACAATAGGAGAAGATCGTCCATTTGGTAGCTATGCTATTCAAGGTGCAAAAGCAGGCGCAGCATATGGCGCAAGAAATCGAGGCAATGCAGAAGCACTTAAACAAATTAACGACTTCGATTGGTTAAAGGAAAAGTTTAATGAGTAATGAAAGTACTTTAAGCTGGGTAAGAGGTCTATCAGAATATTTAAGATTTGTTGATGATAAAGAAGCAAAAAAGTTTATTGATTTTTTAGAACAAGCTATGTATGCAGATTCGCCAGTAATTGATGATACTAATCAAGCAGGAATGATTGAATTTATAAGTGTATTAAGAAAGTTTACACCAAACCCAATTTTTGATATATTTCATAAGTATTACAGATTAGGTAATAACCCATTATTGCTACAAGATGCATTTAGTAGAGGACAGGTATTAAGTAAAATCTGGTTAGCTGAAGAATTATTAAAAATTAAAAATAATTTTGAAATGATTCATGTACATGCAGGATGGTTTGGACAGCTACGTCTTTACCTTGATGCAGCAAATATCTCTTATAATAAAATGAGAATTTTTGATATTGATCCAGCTGCACTAGAAGTGAGCGACAAAATTTTTAATAATGATAAAATTAAAGACTTTGAAGTAAAATCTGCAAGTTTAGATATTACAAATCCTACTTGGTTATTTAGAACAGGATGCGAATATAATATAACTGCTACATCTAAAGAAAAAACAATACCTGATCTTGTAGTTAATACTAGCGCAGAACACTTTAACGAAGATTGGTATACTAAATTTACTATTAGAACTCAAAGCAGTGATCCTCTTTTTGTAATTCAAACAAACAATTTATTTGAGGTAGAAGAACACATAAACTGTGTACACAGTATAAATGAAATGTTAATTAAATTTCCAATGACACGGATCGAATATGCAGGCGAAAAAGAACTATTTGGTTATAAAAGATTTATGTTGATTGGTAGACCATGAATATAGATGATTTAAGTTTAAGAGAATTGCAAAAGGAAAGCGCTCGTGCGCTAAGTACTATAGACGCAACAAATAATAACATATGGCAGTTTAACAAGCAAGCACATCATAATAGCCAAAATTGGTATACAGCAGTTATTAAATGGTATGTAGAACAGTACGGCGACTTACCGAGTAAAGTTGGCCCAGGTAAGGATGTAAAATTAATATTGGAATGACAATGAACGTAATTGAAATTTTAAAAGAAAATAAAAAATCTATAATTGATCAAGCAGTAGAGTGGATTAAAAACTCTTATCCTAATCGTACTACTGAATTTGAAAAGTGCTATAGAGATATTGGATATGTATATGATGCATGGATATATGATTTAGTAAATACTGGAACTGATAGAACACAAAATATTACCAGTAGATTTTGGAACAGGGGAAAGTCTCAGTTAAAAACAACTGATGTCGAAGTAAAAACTTACAAAATAATTAATACTTTGATAAATGAAATTTGCCCGTCTAGTGACATTGATAATTTAATATCTATTACAATAGGCAATATTTTAAATGAACCAATTTATAAATTAGGTTCTTTTGAATACCTTAGAGACAAAAGAATTAATACGTATAATTGGACAAATCAAATACCTGAACAGCATTTAATAGATGACATTGTAAGAGGCATACACAATTATGTGCCGAGTAAACAGCGTCGAGTTAGATACGATTTACGTATTATTCCTACACATGCAATGCCTGAGTTACAACAAAAAATGTATAGAGGTACAGAAGCAGATCTAGGTAATCCAAAATCAAGATATAATCCTCAGGTTCTTGCTCCGTATGTGCTTGCATTTGGCATTAGAGGAACACCGCAAGACAATGTTGATAAAAACTACTATCTTTATGAAGCAGGAGTTGAAATAGGTCTTGCAGCAATGTACGTTAGTCTTGCTGCTCCTGCTGTTGGGTTGGCTGTTGGATTTTGCGCTTGTATACAAAATGACAACAACATGGTCGATGATATCGGAATACACCCTCAACTATATTTAGGAATTGGTTATAAATCCGACGATGTTACATATCATTGCCCGGTGTATAATGCCGAAGCTTACATACCAAACAGCGACGACTACCAAAAACCTCCAATAGAAGAATATATAAAATATGTATAAGTATGAAGATATAAGATCAATTCATCTTGAAGTAACTCAAAATTGTCAAGCCAGTTGTCCTATGTGTGATCGTAATATGAACGGTCAAGGTATCAATCCACACATTAATTTAGATGAACTTACACTAGAAGATTGCAAAAAGATATTCCTTCCAGAGTTCATTGCACAGCTTAACACAATGTATATGTGCGGAAATTTAGGTGATCCTATTGTTGCAAAAGATACATTAGAAATATTCAAATACTTCCGCGAACACAACACTAATATGTGGTTAAGCATGAACACAAATGCTGGAGCAAAAAGTGCAGATTGGTGGACTAAATTAGCCCATGTCTTTGGAAGAATGGGCGCAGTTATTTTTAGTGTCGACGGCCTACGTGACACTAACCATATCTATCGTCAAGGCGTTGTATGGGATAATGTAGAACGTAATATGCAAGCATTTATTGCAGCAGGCGGCAGAGCTCGTTGGGACTTTTTAATATTTGAACATAATCAACATCAAGTTGAGGAAGCAGAAGCACTTGCTAATGCCTGGGGCTGCGAGAAGTTTATGAAGAAAAAGACAGGCCGCTTTATCACGCAAGATTCAAAGAAAAAAGAATCGCACCAAGCAGTTGACAAAAAAGGAAAGGTAGCAGCAGAATTAAAAAAACCTGATATTAAATATCAAAATAATGCATTAAAGACTCAAGAAAAAGTAGAAAAGAAATATAATAGTATGGATGCATACTATGATAGAGCTCCTATTATTTGTAAAGTAAAGAAAGACAATAGCTTGTTCATTACAGCAGAAGGTCTAGCATTGCCTTGTTGTTGGACAGCTGGACGCATGTACAAATGGTGGCATAAAGATCCTAAGGTAGAACAAATATGGGATTTTATCCCTAATAAAAATGCATTAGATGCACGTAACGGATTAGCAGCAGTATTTGACACAGGTATATTTGATACTATACAAGACAGTTGGAGCAAAGATAGTTGCTCAAATGGCAAATTAAAAGTATGCGCCATGAAGTGTGGCGCAGAGTTTGATCCTTTTGCTGAACAGTTTAAGTGAGTACCAGTATGCCGTCATTACTAATAGAAGATAAATTATCAAAAAAACCTCGAATTCCAAAAAAAATTAACAAGTTTTTAAGGAATCATTATCTCTATTTCTTTCCTGAATACCCGCTAGCTAATCTAAGTCATATACCTGGTGCAGCCGAGGATTATCTGTCTGATAACAAACTTAGAAATTATTATGTCAATTTAGACTATAAAATGATAGAGCACAGAGATCATCCTAAACGAATAGTAGGAGAGATGTGCAATTTATCAAATTTTTTAATTACTAGCATGGACCAAACCGGCATTTCTTCTCCTTTAAATTTTTATGATAGTAACAGTATACATCCTGGAAATAAAAGATTGTTATGTGCAAGATATTTAAATTTAAAATATGTTCCAGTAGTGTGGCAAAGTTTTATATATATTCCTGGTTTAACGCGAATAACAACTTTGGAAGATATCTATAATATATACGGAACAAATATAAGTATTAATCTTGCACCTAAATCATATGGACCTTCTAGATTAGAAATATCATGGCACGGCGAAACACATCGTAGAGATCATAACGGATACGATGATTGGTATACTACAAGTAGACTTCGTACTGAGTTTAGTATATTAGACTATCTATTAACACACGGATTAGAAATTGTTAACTCTACAATTGAAAAAGAAATTACAAATACACAATATCCTATAAAATATACAAAAGCAAGAAAAAATAAAATATCTATTGAAATATTAGACAATTCCTTAATGGATGAAAACTTAGACTTTTGGGAATTGTATTTTCACATTGATCCTATGGTTGCTTCAAAGTTATGTAAAACAAAAAGAATTAGAATTATAAATGACTATGCTACAGGTAACACATTAACAGAATGCAATCTATACAACACGCTAATAAGAAGGAAGTATCATTTTGATTAACACTAATTTTATACCTACTAAAGTCGATGGACAATATTGTGTTTATTATTTTAATAATTTAATAGAATCTACTGCATTTGAAAAATTAAAAAATGCTACAACAAATTATCCCTTTAATTTTATTAATGGAAAAAGAACAGATGCAGTAGAAAGAATATGGCTGCATCAAACTACTGATAATAGTTTAAAACAACTAGCAGCTTCTTTTGACTCACTAGAAATAAAACAGTTATTCAGCAGATTTGTTAATACTGATTTAACTAGTATGTATACAAGAATTGAATTGTGTAATGACATAAAAGGTAGTTGGTTAGAAGATCATGTCGATGACCCTGCTAAAAAGTTTACACTGCAATTTTATCTAACTAATATAAAAAATAGTACTATACACAACGGAAAATCAAGAGACGCTGTTGAAAACAACGGCTGGTTTTTTTTGAATACTGGAACTGAATACCACAGCTTGTCGCCATTAACAGCAGCAAGATCGAGTATTATAGTAAATTATGTAGATGATTTATGGTGCGACAAAACAGTATTAGTATAAAATAACGGCACCGAATCTAACCCAATTATAACAAACTGGAAATAAGTAATAGTATGACAGAGAAAAAAGCACCAAGCGAAACATTTTGCCTCCTTCCGTGGGTACATTTAAGTACAAGACCTGACGGAAGCATGCGAGTATGCTGTACTGCAAATGCAAGCAGTGTCGGCGCAACTAATGATAAAGAACACGGCGGACAAGTTGGTATTCTTAAAACAGATGACGGCAAGCCCAATAACTTAAACGTAAGTGACTTTGAAACAGCATGGAACAGCACATACATGAAAAATGTGCGTAAGCAAATGCTTGCCGGAGAAAAACCTCCTAGTTGTTTGAAGTGCTACAGAGAAGAAGCAGCAGGACATAATAGCAAACGTATGTGGGAAACTGCATATTGGAGTCAACGTACAGATGTTGATAAACTAATTGCTGATACTGCTGAAGATGGTAGTGTGCCTCCGCAACTAGCATACATTGACTTGCGCTTTGGCACAAAGTGTCAGCTTGCGTGTGTTATGTGCAGTCCGCATGATAGTAGTGGTTGGATTAAAGATTATAAAGCAATCTTTCCTGATGTTAAAAACGAGTCACTTAAAGAAACAATGCAGTGGCAAGACAAAGGCAGTACTAACGGCAGTAGCTACAACTGGCATAAACAAAATCCTACATTTTGGAAACAGTTTTATGAGCAAATGCCTAGTATGCAACAAATTTACTTTGCCGGCGGCGAAAGTCTTATTATCGAAGAGCATTACGAAATACTTGAACACGCTATTAAAATGGGTTATGCAAAAGACTTAGAGTTACGTTATAACTCAAATGGTGTAGAATGGCGCGAAGATTTGTTTGAGTTGTGGAAAGAATTTAAGCTAGTACGATTCCACTACTCGATTGACAGTATCGAACAGATGAATGAATATATTCGTTATCCAAGTAAATGGAGTCGTCAAGCAGAAGTATTTCATATATTAGATAAGAAAACAAGTAATAATGTTGAAGTTACTGTAGCTTGTGCAGTACAAGCTCTAAATATATATTACATACCTGATCTTATCAAATGGAAACTTACACAAGGATTTAAAAAAATCAACATGTGGCCATTTGGCGCCGGCGGCGTAAACTATCATTTTGTTTACCATCCACCGCATCTTAATGTTAAAGTATTGCCAGCTTGGTTTAAAGCCGAAGTGCGTAAAAAGTACGAAGAGTTTTATCCATGGTGGGAAGCTAATTGGGAGTTAGGTGTTCCTAGTTGGCACAAAGGAAAGGTTGATTATGACAAATGGCGTAGTGCTAGTTACGGTATTAGTCGTCTTGAAGGCATGTTACAGTTTATGGAATCAGAAGACTGGAGTCAACGCTTACCTGAGATGAAAGAGTTTTTAAGTCTTTGTGATAAACAGCGAGGAATGTTGTTTGAAGATACATTCCCAGAAATGAAGGATATATTTAATGTTAGCTAAGATTAACAGAGCAGAAGACATTGCGAATCATAAAACTTATAGACTAGATTACGAACACTGGTTAGCAAATTTAAAAGACCCAACTGTACAACAAAATATAGCAGCAAACTTTCAAAAAGCAGAAGTATTTGATGAAGCATTTACTGAAGAAGAAATTAGTTGGATGTATGGATATGCATTTAGTCGTTGCGATACAGTAAGACATAATGATAACGGTACAATGTTTATAAGCGGCAACCTACAGGGAGTATATGAAAAATTTGCTGATCGCATAAATCAAATGGTACCGGGTGCAGAAAACTCACCTGTTGTTGGCGGCAATTTCTTTATCACTCCTAGTCAGTATGGATTACATAATGATAGTACTAGAGAATCGGATTGGAAAAATAGTTTAACTAAGACTTCTATAGATCACGAAGGTCGCAAATGGGCGCCTTGGAGAAATATCATTATTCCGTTATTTACTGCGCCTAACAATATAGAAAGTCATGCTGTATTTTTTAGCCAGCGCCATGTTGATTTTGCTCACGTGTATCATCACGGTAAAAAACCAGAACAAACTGTTGCTACAACATATCCTATTGTTGATAATCATGTTGACATTGATTTTTATTTGTTAGATGGTACAATACAAGATAAAAAATTAAATCTTGTAAAATATAACAAAGAACATTACGATGAGTATTTGTACTACACTCCTTATAGACGCTTAACAGGATTAACGCCTGAACTAACTTGCGAGTGGAAACCTCGTGCTCCTATTGTGTTTGATGCTGTGCAATTGCATGCAACAAATAAAGGTCGTCCAGATAATCATTGGACAACTAAAATGGGGTTGTTACTAACATTTCTTAGAGAGATAAAATGAATTTAGATACCGTTTGTCCTGCTGTATGGGATCACCTATGCGTAAACACAATGGGGAAAAATCGTTTATGCTGTAATGCTGTTACACAAGACAAAGATAAATTTATTGGCAATCTTGACCAGCACTGGAATGCTCTAAGAGACAGTGTTAAGAAAGAAATGTTGTCCGGCAACCGCCCAGACATTTGCAAAAGTTGTTGGAAAAAAGAAGAATCTGGAATATCTAGTTTACGAGATCAATTTATTGAAAATTATAAAAATCAAGGTATCTGGGATAAATTTGTAGATGACATTCCTACAACAAAAAAATATCCAGTAGAACTTGATCTTAAATTAGGAAATTACTGTAATCTAAGTTGTAGGATGTGCAGTAGCTATAGTAGCAGCGGCGTTGCAAATGAATTCCAAAAAATCCTTAAAGATACTGGTGTTGATTTAGGATTAGACGAGCACGAAAAGAACTTTGTTCAAAACAAATGGTATCTTCAAGAAGAGTTTGTAGATTCGATAAAAGACATGATTGCAAATGGATTGCGTCATTTAAAATTTACAGGCGGTGAACCTCTGATGGTTCCCAGCGTAAAGAAACTAATTGACTATTGTGTTGATAACGATTTTGCTAAAAATATTGATCTAATCATAATAACAAATGTAACACTAATAGATGACGAATGGATTGAACGATTTAAAGCATTTAAATTTGTAAACATTATTTGTAGTATAGACGGCATAAGCGATACTTTCGAATATATAAGACATCCTGCAAATTGGAATGATGTAAACAGTAAGTTGCAAAAGTTATCTGATGTACAGACTGCGCAGCTGGTAACTTCGATTACGTTTACATTACAAATATATAATATTCTTGAAATTAGGAATATGGTAGAGCTATCTAAAAAATATAACTTTCATATAACTGCTATTCCTTTAGACAAACCTGAATATCTAGATGTACGCAATGCTCCGCAGACTCTTAAAAATACTGCATTAGAAATGATAGCAGATTTAGAAAATGAATTAAATCCAAAGACTACGCCTCGAACAGAAGATAACTGTCTATGTTTTCATGATTTAAAACCTAAAGACGTTCCGTGTGCTAGAACGTGCCCAATTGTACTTACTAATGTATTAGTCAAATTTGTTAATAATGTTAAAAAGAAAATTAATCAGCCCCAACAGCAAGACAATAGTAAGAAATTTTTAGAAATAACTAAATTAAAAGACACGTATAAAAAACAAAGTTTTGATACAATGGAGATAGCAAAGTACTATGACTCAATCTAAAACATTCTGTGCATTACCGTGGATGCATCTTGCTACTAATGCAAGCGGCAATCTTCGAGTGTGCTGTAACAGTACTCCGGGTAAAAACTTTATTACTAAAAAAGACGGCACCCCTTACAAGCTACAAAAAGATGACTTACAAGAAGCATGGAATAGTGAAGTATATACTACTATTCGTAAGCAGTTACTTGCCGGCGAACGTCCTGAAATGTGTACACGTTGTTTTAGAGAAGAAGACGTTGGCATTAAAAGTGCTAGACAAAGTTGGAACAACAAGTGGGAAGAAGATAAAGAGTATACAATAGATGCACCTTTTGACATTAAATATGTTGACTTACGGTTAGGCAACTTGTGTAATTTAAAATGTCGTATGTGCAATCCGTATGCAAGTAACATGTGGGTTAAAGAATGGAACCTAGTTGAAACTGCACTTAGTGAAAGTGAATACAAGCGTCTTAGTAGTATGAACTGGCCTGAGCATGAAAAGACTTGGGAAAACTTGTTTAGTATTGCACACACAGTAGATGAAATATACCTAACAGGCGGCGAACCTACAGTTATTAAAGAACAACAAAAATTGTTAGATTACTTTATCGACAACGGTACTGCAAAAGACATACGTTTAAAATACAATACTAATTTAGTTAAAGTACAACCTTGGCTACTTGAACGCTGGACTCATTTTAAACGAGTGCAACTTAATTGCTCAATAGATGCTACTGGTGCATTAGATCATTATATTCGACATCCGAGTAAATGGGATACGATTGTAAAGAATTTTGAAACTATTAGACAGCTTCCTAATGCAGGAATTGAAATACACTGCACAGTACAAATGTACAATATATTAAGACTGCCTGAACTAATAGACTGGGCTACACCGTATGGACATAGAATATATTTTAACATTCTTAATCATCCCGAAGAATTAAATATTAGAGTGTTGCCCAAACATCTAAAAGATCAAGCTGCAAAACAATTACAACCGTATTTGCATTTAGATAAGGTGCAAGGTATTATTGATTATATGTATGCCGAAGATTGGAACAATAAATATAGTAAGTTTATAAAATACACAATTGCACTAGATGCAAGCAGAGGTGAAAACTTATTTGATCTAATACCGGAGTTTAATCAATGAAAATAGGAGTATTCGGCGATAGTTATGCAGAGCATACAGCAGCTAATCCTGCACATTTAGAATGGTGGCAGTATGTACAACAATGTCCTAATATAGAAATAGACAATTATGGATTTGGCGGATCTAGTTTATACTATACGTGGAAACAATTCCATACTCACCAACACAAGTACGATAAGGTTATTGTTTGCTTAACAAAACCTAATAGACTTTGGATGCCACATTTACCAAAAGATTGGCAATCAGAACACGTTCATGCTCTAGATGCTTTAAAACACAGAACTTTTAAAAATCCTTATGCTGCTAGAATTATGAAGAATGCATTAACATCATATTACAAGTATATTGTTAATTTAGAAGAACAACAAGATATTTGGAAGCTTCAAATTGCAGATATAAAGCGCACAAGACCCGATGGACTATATCTTGCTTGTTTTCCAGATGACGAAATTATTTCAGATTATATGCCGCTTTTTGAAATATCTAAACTAGATGGCGATTTAATAGGTACTCAGCGAGATACTCGAGCAAATCATTTTAACGATAAAAACTGTAGGATATTTGCAAAAAAAATAGAAACTTGGATACAAACGAATCAGTTTAGTTTAGATATAGAAGATTTTAGTAAATGAGAATTGGATTTTTTGGATGCAGTCATGTCGGCGGATTTTATCCAACTTATTATAATTTAGCTGAAGAAGTTGCAGCAAAGTGTCCTCAACACGAAATACATGATTACAGCTTCGGCGGCCATAGTCAACAAATGATACTTTACTTATTTGAAAAATTTAAACAAGAACACGACTTTAATATAGTAAAAATAACTAGTCCGGGAAGACTTAGTTTTTTTAATAACGTCGACTTTGCTAAAATTAGAAAATTTAAGACTTCTAATTTTAATACATGGTCTAACCTTAGTTACTACGGAAAGAATGTTGTTAGAATGAATTATTCAAGTTGCCCTCTTTCCGTAGCAGAGCCTAAGTATAGTTTAAAATCTATAAAAAAATTACATAAAATGTATTATTCTCATATAAGTTACGAACTAGCAAATATCGAGTCGTTGGCTATTACAAAATATCTTCAATCGTCGGCAGATTTTGTGTATGCACACCGGGCATTTCAAAAAGAAGCAATGCCTGATGATATTTTATGTACTGAAAAGTTTTTGTTACCTAACTATCAATCTTATGTAATAGATGAAGGGTATCATCTAGGTCTAGAAGGCACAAAAGCAGAAGCCGAATGGCTTATAAATAATATAAAGGAATTAAACCATGCCTAAGTGTGCTTTGCTTGATACACATGTTTGTGCAGTACTGCCAGGATATTACAAGCCTTGCTGTCAGTTTGAAAAAGATATTAACACACCTATTGTTAAACTTTCAGATATGTCTCATAAGGAATATACACAAACTCCTGAGTTTCAAAAAATTAAAAGCGACATGGAAACAGGCTGGCATAAAGGATGCGAAAAATGTAGACTTGACGAAACGCAAAATGGTATAGAAAGTCTTAGGCAAGCATCAAATGAAAACACCAAAAATCTTTTAGGCATTCAAGTTGTTGAAATAAGTCTGAGCAACAATTGCAATTTATCTTGTAAAATGTGCAACACAGACAGTAGTAGTAAGTGGAGTAATTTATATAAAACCAATCCTGATCTACAATATTATTTCAGAGATAACAATCAAGAAATATCAATAGAACGAG